TACTTGCTCGCATAATATCATCTTGAATAATTCCAAGCATAACATCGGCAGTATGAGAAAGACCTGCAGATTCTGCAATATCGGTCATTGTAATATCTGAAGAGTTGTAACCGCTTCTTGTAATTTGAGTTGCTGTAACGATTAGCCAATTATTACGTATGCCCATTGCTCTTAAATCTTCTGCAATTTGTTTTATTTTCATATAGGTATTTTCAGTATTTTGATTTCTATAATTTGCTAAAATGTTAATATAATCAATTACGACTGCACCTAATTTAATTCCTTTTTCTTCTTCTATTTGTGAGAGATAGGCTTCAATATCTAACACAGTTGCTTGAGATGTTGGAAACTGTCTAACGTGTAAACTACCAGGAGGAGTAAAGCCATTACCAACTGTTTCAAGTTTTCTTTTAATATAATCTTTGTTCTTTGCCTTTTCAGTATAATCACCAATGTTAATACCTAAAAGGTTTGCGCCTATTCTTTTTACAAATTTATGTGCTGCCATTTCGGCGGTGATAACGGCGGTGTTGGTTCCCATCTTAACAAACTGAGCTGCGTCATTTGCTAAGAAAATAGATTTACCAATATTCTGTTCACCCGCATAAACTACTAAGTTTCCGCCTTTATCATATCCTCCGCCTAATACTCTATCTAAGAAATTATAACCTGTGCTAACTTTATCAGTTTCTTTTTGATCGTGAGAATCTGCATCAAAAAAGTCAAGGCCTAAATCACTATTAAATGTTAGATTATTTCTTTCATTAATAAGCGTTTTTACTTTATTAATAATATGGTCAGTGTTTTCAGGAGTTACGTTAGTTGTTTTAATAAACTCAATCGTGTCAATAAGAGTTGTATCAAAGTTTCTCCATTTTATCCAAGATTCTGCGGTTGAAGTTAGCCATTCCTCATCATATTGATCGAGGTCTACGTTGAATATTAAGTTAATAATATTGTCATCAACCTTTTCGTTTGCACCTTTTGCATTTTTAACAAGTAAACTCAATTGGTCTTTAGATGGAGTTTCATTAAATTTCATCCAAAACTTAAGAGAAAGAGTTGATAATATATCAATCTCTTCAGAAGAGTAAAAACCTGACTTAATAGCTTGTAAATATTTAGGCTTTTCTAATGAAAACCTAAAAAACATTTTTTCGTAATCTTGACTAAATTCCATATTAATTATTCAAACGGGTTATTTATAATCTTATATGACTCCTTGCCCTTTGTTTCATTTACTGGTGTAATATAACCTTCTTTAACTAATTCTGCTAAAGCTTCATCAACCCTCTCAGGGTCTGCATTCTTTAAATGATATTTCATACTGGCATGTTTTGTAAAATTATGATTAGTATCTCCTATATGCCTTCTTATTTTTTCATATAAAATATCAAATCCATCTGGATAAGAAGGTAGTGTCTCATGTATTCCTAAAATATATTTAATAGGAAGTTTATCTTCATTTAATTGTAAACTCATTCTACTGTTTCTTCTAATATTTCGTCAACATCAACATCTTGTGAAACATCATTATAATTAAATAATGGCTGAATGTGCTCATTGATTTTTTCAAGTACTTCTTTTGTAAATACCTTTTCGGTAAAGAAGTCTTTATTTGAGACTGGCTTATCTAAGTGCTTGCAAATCCAAGTTCTTGAAGTTGCTTTAAGTTCAGGTTTTCCATTTTTATCAAAGCTTCCTCTATCAACTCCGCAAACATCCCATGAAACATATTGTTCAAGGCCTACGTAAGGATTCATTCCTTGAGTAAAGTGTAAGTGAAATTTAATTGGAGTTGGTTTTGCAAATCTGTTTTTGTTTGGTTTTGCCGTAACTATAATTCCTGTTTTCTCAGTACCTTCTTTAAGTTGTGCTTTATTTAAGAATAAAACAATTGATGCTGCATATTCAGGACCTGTACCTCCACCTGCAATTTGCTGTGCAATAAAGCCTTGTGTCATATAGGTATGGTTAGTAAATAGGAAAGGTATTTTAAGATCTGCAAGAGGTGTCATAATAATTCTAAAAATAGATTTAAGAATTTTTGCTCTTGTCATATCTGCCTTTTCACTACCACTGACCGCATCATTAATTTCTTTCTGAGTTGCTAAGTTTCCAGCACTGTCAAGAATAATCATAACCTTAGGTACTGTGCCACCTGTTCTTTTTACTTCTTGCATCTTAGTCGTGATCGTTGTGATCGAATGTCTAAAATCCTGTACAGTATTTACTGGTTGATAATTAACTTTTGATAAATCAATTCCAAACTTTGTCATTAATTGCTTATCAACGGCAGCTTCACTATCATAAAAAATAACATTGTAACCCATGTCAATTGCACGTTTTACGCTATTTAATATAAGGAAAGTTTTACCTGTGCCGGAAGGACCAGCTAATGCACAGGTTCTACTGTTTGGCCATCCACCAAATAAGCTACCACTTACACATGCATTTAAATGATAATTACCAGTGTCAATATATTCTGTAACTTCACTAAAATCACTATTCTCCATTACACTACCTAATGGATTTATACTTGCTAACTCAGCGTTAATATCACTGAAATTAAATTCAACTTTTTTCTTTGCCATCGTTTTTTCTTATTTTTTCAAATAAAGCTTGTTCTTTATTTCTTATTTTTTCTAATCTTTCTACAAGTACCTGAGCTCTATCTTTAATTTCTTCCATGTGTTTTTTTAACACATTAAATTCACTCTGTACTTTAATGTATTCCTTTAAGATCTTTTCTTCTTGCTTACTTAGTTCCATCTTTTTTTATTTTATTAAAAAGTTTTCTTATATGTTCTCCTAAATCATAATTGTTTGGGAATTTTCTTATAAGTTTTTTTATTTTTTCTTCTAAATTTTTCATGTTTAAAATAACGCGCTAGCGTAAATTAAGTTAGTATCTAATTCTTGTAGGCCGATAGCCTTAAGAACTCTATTAATAGGATCGACCATACATTTCTCAAATTGAGTATCGTAATCGATTTCAGGTGCTATCTCATATGGATGTTCGCCTGGTAAATATGCAAATGTATCGCAGATAGGATGTTTTGTATTATAGATCCTGAGCTTTTCACCATTTGCTATCATCTTATACTTGTTCTTGTATTTGGAATTATTGTTTAATAGATAGTTGTAAAAACCTGCTGCCTTTACATTTGGTGGACATTTAAGTCCGATTTGAAATTCTTTATTATCGTCAATAATATACTGTTGAATATTATTAGTTCTTCTATTAAAAGAAATATCGTCTATATTTACAAGCTTAAATTCAGTTTTGCATTTTTTTAGGAACTGTACCATTTCTTGTAATTCAGTTGGACCTGGCTTTGTTCCCTTTATAAACAATAACTTAAGTGCTTCTACTAATTTTTGTCTTGCAAATAATGGAGTAGAACTTTGAATAGTATCGTAGCCAATTGTCTTAATCTTTTTAAGAGAAGGGTGTCTATCTTTTACAGAAAGCTTATCTTCCCATGCAATATCTTGGATATACTTTTTCTTTTTCATCCAAATACCTGAGTATGCAATAGATTCTAGTTCAAATACTAAGAAATTATCAGTATTGTGGACAGTTGCATATTTTTTCATTGCTAAAGAAATAAATTCCTTAATTCTACGGTTGTAAACTTCTAATGTGAATGTTGTAACATCCATTTTTTTAGACTCATCTAGCCATTCAACAGAATCATACATTTCACCAAATTGTACATAGTTAGAATCTGTATCTATGTAAATAACAGATGGCTTATGTAATTTGCCTTTTACCTTGATTCCAAGGTCTTCGTGTAATTTAGTATCTTTATGCCAAAATTCATTAAAGTACTTATTTAATACTGTTTCTGAATAAAGTATTGCATTTTGACCTTGAAGAGTAATAGATTCTGCAATATTAATATCGAAGAAGTGAAACCACTTGTTACCAAATGCACCATAAATACTATTTAATGATAGCTTAACGGCTTGTTCATACGCCGTATATTTATTGCTCATTATTTCATACTTATCGGCAAGAGCCTCTAATTCTTCTATAGATAAATTATCTATATTATCTTTTGCAGTTTCTAATACTTCCATATATTATGCAGTTTGACAAGTTGAAATTGTCAATAAAGTTTCTGACTCATTAGAATCAAAGACTACTTTATTAGAAGATACATGTACATTATACTCTTCTTTATCTAAAAGAGAAAGATATTTTTTATATAATGTTGCATTTCCATCTCCATCTGCATTTTGACTTACAATAACGTTAAACGTTTTACCTTTTACTTCAACTCCTTGGCCATTTGATTTAATATCGAATGTCTCATCTTTTTCAAGATTAAATAAAGATTTAAGTTTATTAATAGTATGATTATCAATTGGAAATTGAAATGAACCTTCTTCTTTTGCAAAAATTGCATTAATTTGTTCAGAAGTTAAATCTTTAAAACCAAGAGATGGTTCAGAACATGCTAATGTAATTTCTAACTCATCATTATAAATTCTAAATGTAGAAGCGACTAAATCTTGTTCGTTTTCTATAAACTCAATTTCACACCTAATTGCGTCATGTTCAAATTGTTTAAATGCTTCAATAATTCTACCTGCATCAAAGAAAGCAACTTTAAGTTCTTTATTTAATTGAGGAACTTCATTTGTTTGAAAGATGCTTTCAAAAGGAACTGAGTGGTGTTTTACAGCGTCTCTTTGTGGTAAATATGCTGTAGAAATAACTTGACCATCTTTAATTTTGAAATAGATAAACGAATCTATCAATTTTAACCTATTAACAAAACTTGTAAATGCATGTTGGTCTATGCGATCTATTTGTAATTTCATTCTAAATAATTTATTTGTATTTAAATATTTATATGTAATAAACTAATAATGTTTCAGAAAAAATATTAAGTAAAAAGAGGGAGAGTAGCGAACTTCTCCCTCTAACTTCCGTAATTAAACGGTCCTAAAGCGTGGCCACATAAAGCGCCACACTGCTTTTAGCCATCGCATGATACGCAATCTTCGCTAGTAGCACTTGAGGCAATGTCACCTCGTAATACACTTTCAGTTCTCATATAATAGAGAGTCTTAATACCTTGTTTATAGGCTTCTAAATGTACCATATTAATAAACTTTGGGCTTGTTGTATTTGGAAATGCAAGGTTAAGACTACATGATTGATCGATATACTGTTGTCTGACGCCTGCCTGTTTTACAAGTTCAAGTTGATTAATTTCTTTAAATGTCTTAAATACTTCCTTTGCTTCAACCCATTTAGTTTTTTCCATTGCATCAAACTTTTCCCATTCTGATTTTAAAATAACCTTACCTCCCCACATATTATGTTCAATCATATAGTCATCGATAAAATCTAAACCATAAATAGAACCATTATCTTCAAGAATCTTATTCCATACTGCATCTGTATTTCTATCAATTTTTTCTAAGAATTTTTCTAGTGAAATATTTTTTCTAATAAATGTACCTTTAGAAGTTTGTTCAGTAAATACATTTGCTGCCCATGGCTCAATACCTGGGCTAACATTACCGCTTAGTTTAGAATTAGTTACTGTTGGAGCTACTGCTCTTAGGTGTGTGTTTCTCATACCCGTGCCGACGCACCATAGTGGTTCTCCATATTCTACTGCAAGTTCTCTACTTGCCGCTTCACTCTCTAATTTAATTTGAGAAAATATCTTTCTTGTTTCAAACTGTGCAGCTATGCCTTCAAATGGAATACCTCTTTCTTGTAGATATGTATGCCAACCTAAGACACCAAGTCCAAGTGCTCTACTTTTATCAGCAGAACGTATTGAGTTCTCAAAACCTTGTCTAAATTTAGCTTTTTGAATAAACTCTTCCATAACTCCATCAAGAAACCAAGTTGCAGTTCTTATAAGATCTGTATTTTTCCACTCATCGTATTTTACAAGATTCAATGAACTTAGACAACATATGAAACTATGATTTTCATCAGTGTGTAATGTAATTTCACTACATATATTTGTCATATAAACTTTTAAACCATTTTTAGTATATGCTTCAGGATTGGCTCTATTAACATTCCCTTTATACATTATGTATGGTTCTCCAGTGGCTTTACGTTTTTTAATTAAGGCTGTCCAACGTTTTCTGGCTTCTTTATCACCATCTTGTATTTTTTGCATATAACTATCACTAATTACTACACATTGATGCATATTTAAACATTGTCTATTTACATCTCCTTTTGGTTCTCTAATTTCTAACCAATCCCAATAATCATCATGTTCAATATCTATATTTACTGATGCTGCTCCTCTTCTTACTGCACCTTGATTTGTAGCAAGAATTGTACTATCGTAAATTTTACAAAATGGCACGACTCCATCTGAAGTTCCATTGTCTGTAATTTCAGCGCCTGCTGGTCTAATTTGATTTACGCCAATTCCAACTCCACCTCCATTCTTTGCAAGTAACATCATTTCAAGATTCTTCTTTCCTATATCGTGAATAGAATCTGCGACATCAATTCCAAAACAAGAAATTGGCAATCCTCTTTCTGTACCGGTATTTGATAATACTGGAGAAGCAAGATTTAACCAACCTTTCCAAATATAATCAAAAAACTTACTTGCCATTTCTGGTCTTTTAAGTCTTTTTGCAATAGTTGTTGCGACTCTCCAATATGCATCTTTAGGAGTTTCTCCTAACATACAATATCCTTTTGAAATAGTCTTTAAATAAATTTCAGTGTGTCCCCAAACTGGATAGTCTGAGCCTCTTTCCCAACCTAGTTCTTCGGCTATTTTGTCTGCCTTAGGCGAGCTTTCTTTTTCAATAAATAGTTCCATGGTTTTAGTGTTTAAAAAATTGCTTCTTCATCCCAAACTTCATCTTCGCCTGCTTTAGAATAAGCGGTTGGCCTAATTGCAAAAAAGTCAGTATGTTCTACTCCTCCTGTTAAATGATAAAACCAGTCAAGTTCTTTTGCTGATTTTCCATCAAACTCAAAATGTTGTTCATATCCTAATTCAATAAGCTTTTCATTAGCTCTTCTTGAAATAAAGTTTTTAAGGTCATATGCTTTAAGGTTTTCTAGGTCTCCCATTTCAAATATCTTATCAATAAAATCATGTTCCATTTGAACCATGATTTCTGCAGCCTTAACTACGCTATCTTTAACTTCTTCTCTAAGTTCTGGATATTCATCGCACATTTGTCTAAATAACTTGCAACCCATTTTTGAATGCAATGACTCATCTCTAACTGACCACTTCATTTGTTGACCAATTCCTTTTAAAAGGTTTCTCATTTGAAAAGAATATAAAACTGCAAATGAACTATATAATGAAACTCCTTCTGCAAATGCTGAAAAAATTGCTAAACTTCTAGCAACTTTTCTTCTTGCATTTGGCTTTTCAGCAAGATCTTCGTGAGTATAGTCCGTGTCAACTCCTGAAAGATGCTCAAATTTATTTGCCATTGTAGGTTCATGTAAAAATGCAGCAAAATCTTCAAGTCCTAAAGTTTCATTTAAATAAGAATATGCTGTTGCGTGTATTGTTTCTTGACTACCAAAAATTATAGCCATTTGTTTTATCTCATGTTTTGGAAACCAATTTGTCACCATTGTTGTCCAATAATCACTAACTGCACATTCAGTTTGAGCAAATCCTAAAAGAATATTACCTACAAGATTTCTCTCATGTGGCATTAAATTTTCTTTCCAATCTTTTATATCTCCTTGCATTGGTATTTCAGTATGTAGCCAAAATGCTTGAGCTTGTGGTAACCATCCTTCTGTATAATATTCTGGATATTCAAATGGTTTGTATTCTATACGTTCTTCAAATATATTCATTTTTTATTAAATTTTTAATTAATACACACTATCTAACTATTACGCTGAAAGTTATTTAAAACTAAAAAATAGCCGAATGACTATTTAGTTTAAGTTGCGTTGATTTATAAATTATATATCTTGCAACTCTTTTAAGATGGCTAAATTAGCTGACTAATTTTTTTTCGAATTAGTCTTGCCTTTTCAAAATATTCAAAAGATTTTGCTTTATATTCTTTACGTTGACTGTATAGGTCCGTGAGGATTCTTTTTAGGACAGAATCTTCAGTTGTATAGACTGCACCGTTTTCGCAAACAATATAATCTTTATTTTCTCTTTTTTCTTTTATCTCATGTTTTTCAACTTTTTCAACAAAAGAGTCAGGAGAAATATTAAATTGTCTCATAATTGAAGGATATAGAGAAGCAAAGTCAAACGCACTTACTCCACTATAAAAACCTACAAGTGGCTCTTTTACAAAAGCACCTGCATAACTACCATCTTTTCTATTATTATCTTTTCTCTCGCTCGCAATAATTTTATTTTGTTCTTTAAGTTTTCTTGCCATTAATGCCTCAGTCATAGCAACAGGACTCGCTGCTTTATAGAGTGGCATTTGTGTAATATTTGCAAGAGTTAAAAGTACATCCATTGCCTTAATCTTTTGGTCTATATAATAGACTAAACATGAATCGACAATGTTGTAGTAAATATATTTTCTAAAATCTTTTTCATATAATTCTTGTAGGCCACCATTATATTTAATTTTCTTTAAACCTACGATTTGACCAGACACATAATCAAGAGTATTTGATTCTTTAACCTTTACTGAACGATCATACTTGTCATACAGTTGCATATAATCAAGTATTCCCATATGAAGCGGTCTGCCATCCATTCTATCTACTGAACCTGTCTTTGCAGCTTCACTAATATCTATTTGTAGTCTTTTACAACGATTGACAATGTATTGCCAGTCATAATTAATAAAGTTCCAACCTGTCATCATTGGAAACTTAGGCATAAATTTATGAATAAAATTATAGACCATGTCATACTCATTCTTAAACTTATAATAAGAAAGACTCCAATCGGAGTCTAGTGTTTTAAAATATTTGTTTGTGTCGTCTTCCATACCTTGAATATCTTCAAGGTCTTTTAAGCCTAAGACAATTGCCTTTCTTTCTGGTGTGATAATTGAAAATGAGAGAATGCGAGTTTTAGCTTCTTCAGGTTTTGGAAAGCCATCAACGATTTCAGTTTCAATATCTACAAAATAAGTTCTTGGTTTATTATATGCAAGAATTTCATCTCTATCTGCTTTTGGTAATTGATCGATAAAATAAATTAATGAGAATTTATTATATTGTCTTGCGTTTGACAATTTTACAGGACGACCATCCCAATTCTGTGCACTTTCATGTTTGTATCTGTCTTTATCATCTGTTACATACCAATTTTGAAATTGGCCAACAGGGTATCTTTTAAAACTTACTTCTCCTTCTTTATTGTAATAACTTACAATTATTTCTTTTTCTCTTTGCTCAATATCTAATAACATTAATATCCTCTTTCTTGTCGGTTAATATTTTCTTTTTGTTTTGCCATATATAGATTTACAATATCTTCACTTGTCATGCCTATTGCGATTGCAAAGTTCATATAAAAGTGTAAACCATCGATCCATTCATAAAATAATTCAAGTTTATCTGATTTTGATAAATCATCAATTGTCATTTCACTTGCTTTTTTATTATCTTGTTTCCAATATTTCCAAGCTGCAGAACCAATACCATCGTTAATACCGCCTAAGGCATCAAACATTTCATTTAACTCATCTGACATTGCGTGTTTATTTACCATCCACATTTCTGCAATTTCTTTAAGAGTCAAGTTTTCGTAGTTTAAACCAAGTCTACTTTGTAATTCTCTTTGTTTATTGTAAATCATACCGAAAGTATCTTTACCTTCTGAGTAGTGGTCTTTAACCTCTAAATCTGCACATTGATTATCTTCGTTTGCCATTTTGTTGTTGTTTATATTTTTATTAAAATAATGCAGTTTGTTTACTAATTCCTATTGTAGGTTTTGAACTTATTGTAAGATTTTCACCAGCGTCTTCAACCATTTCTTTTATTTTAGTATCGAATATATCTTTTGTCCACATATAGCTAAATACAGTTTCAGAAAGATTTTCAGCATATTCAGTTAGTTGCTCATCTGATAAAGTTTCTATATTTACCTTTGGTAAACCTAATGCATCTAAGTCTTTTTGACTTGAAAGAAGTACTGACCTTTGAATTGCAGCGTACACCCATCTAATTCTAAACCAACCGCTGCCAGCATGTGGATATTCAGGGCAAAGTATACTCCAATACTTTCCACAAGCTTCAAACACGTCTGTTTCTGTTTTTAGTTGCTTGGCTTCTTTAATACTTTTTGCACCAAAATAATCTACTGGCCAACTTAACTTATTTCTTCTTACCCATGGCCTATGGTCTACAAGAGATGCTAACATATGTTTTCTTTCTTTTACTTGAGAATAATAATCTGTTGAAATATTCCAATTGTCTAAGACATAAGGAGTAAGATCTACATTATAAATCTTTTCACTGCCAATAATGTCTCTTACAAGCTGCTTATTACCCCAATCGAAGGCCGGTATAAGTGCACTATACTTAGCATCTAGCACGTCTTCAATAACCTGTCTTGCAATATCTTTATCGAAGTGTTGATTATCAACTCCACCGTAAAAGTGTCTCCCGTCACTCCATTTCTTTGCTATTGTTTTTTCGTAGGTTTCTTCATTTAACATTGACTTAAATGATTTCATTGTACCGTCGATTTTCCAATCTTCATGAAATAATATAACGTTATCGCATTCATTAACTGCATATAAGGCATTAAAGATTTCACCTGAATAATTGTTAGAACCAAATTGGCCAAGACCTACTATTGCAAGTCCATATTCTGAGAGGTCATCTCCCCATTTAACTTTCTTTCGATCTACCGTGTAACCTTGTTTTCTTAATGAATTACAGATAATACTACTATCATCTATTCTTTTTACTCTGGCTCTTTGCCAAGCATTGTCATCAGTTTGTTTGGCTGTACAGCCTGTAAATAATATTTTCATTCTTTTTCTTTTAAGTAATTGTCTAATGCTCCAATGTATGCGGCTGCATCTAGGAGGTTATCTCTTTTATGATTGTAACTTTCTCTTGAAAATTTAAGTGCTATTAAGGCCATGTACATTTCTCTGCCTGTAACTTCTAAGCCAGTCATACCATTAAAAATGGATGCTGCTCTATCCATACCCTCACTGAAAGGGCCATATTGTCTTTCTTTTTCTTCGCTTCTATGATTGATAATTTGATCTGCTTCTTCTAGTATACTTTTCATATAGTTATTTTAAAACTTATATACTAAAAAAGGAGATTGTTTCATACAATCTCCTTTAAATTACTAATTAGTTATTAACTTTTTTACAATGTTGATTTTAAAATTTAAAGAATGGGTCTACACCAAGTTCGAACTTTTTAATATCTTTAATGTTAACCATCATGGATAAATATGGGGGATTACTGTAACCATCATATTGACCAATTACCTTTGCGCCATTTATTGTTCCGTTAATATAATCAAAGCCTGAGCCAGGTATTTCAATATCTTTTTGGTTTTTCATGCTATCGACAAGTTCATAATACCTGTCAGTTAGTGCTTTTCCATTAGGATGGTTTGCCCATGTATCTCCTCCAATAAGTTCAACTATTTGGTCTGTTCCTAAGTAGTCTGTTATAAATTTCCAATCTCCATCAAGCTCTTCTGGTTCTGCATTACCTTCTTCTCTGTTATACCAGTCTTGCTTAAATCTTTTAGCCATTTTTTTAAGTTCTGCTGGTGTTGTAGCCATCCTATCGTTTTCAGTAATAAATTCTTCGAATAATTTTATATTTTTCATAATTGTTGTTTTTTTAGCAATCGCAACAGTTGCAATTACAACTAGTTTCACAATTACACTCTTTACATTCACATGGTTTTTTCATGATATTGCTTTTATTTTTTTAAATTTCTGCTGAGACTAAATCTCTTTCTCCATAGGAAGCCATCATCCATTGTTTTGATCTTTCATCCCATAAATAAACATATTCCGCGCCACCATCGTCTTCGGCATCCGCTAAGTAATTTGCAATTCTAGCAACATTACCAGTCATCGCTCCAGAATCGTCATTGTAAAAGTTAATATTTTTAGGATTTACTTCTAAACCTGAACCACCTCCTTGTGAAATTACATAGTCTACATTTTTTCCACCTTTATAACCTTTTCTTAACATAGGTAATATGTTTTCAGGATAACCATCGTAATGCATATATACAGATGTTATATTTCCTCTCTTGTCAATTTTTCCAAATTGAGAACGAGTACCTTCATTAATTCCTTGAGATTCATTAACGAAGTCATTAAAATTCTTAATATTGTTCATAATGCTTTTTTTGTTTTTCAATATATTATATATCAAACTAAAAAGGGAGTTTTTCAGGAATTGGATCTGTTAAAGGTATTTCTCTACTCAGTAGACTTGCAAAGGGAGTAGCGTCCAATTGTTCAAGCTTGCAGTCTTGCATTGGGAACTTAGAATTTTCTCTTTTTTCAATCATTTTAGCCTTTGATCTGGCATGCTCGTCACTTGTAGCATAAATGTACATTGTGTACGTTGCTGTGTATCTTTTTTCTTTCATTTTTTATTTTATTTATTTTTGTCTTAATAATTCTGCCTTTGTTGTTGTTTTTCCACATAACCTACATCTAACTTTGGCATTAGCTTGGTCATAATTTTGTTCTACATATTCCCACAAGTGGGTATGATTTTTATACCAGAAGCGATATATCCAGTCTGCTATTTTTCTTTTAAGCATCCTTGTTTTTGTTTACAAAGTCAATTAATTCATTTGCAATTGCCAATGCTTCATCATAGGATGCATATAAACTAAATGTTTGTGAAGTGTCTGGTTCTTCATTTGAATGGATACATACTCCGTCTTGACCTGGAGAAGGTTCTATTATTACAGATTGCTCTGCATCACATGTAAAAATCTTTATTTGTTTCCAAGGTTTACTCATTTTCTTTGTTTTGTTGTTGCTCAATAATTTCTGTGTTCTTTTTTGCTCTTTCTTCCCACTTATCTAAATAGTCTTTTTTAGGTTTTAAATTGTTATCGAATACTTTGTTAATATCTTCTGTTAAGATTCCTCCCTCAGATAGGGGTGCATCTAGTAAAATCTTTGCAGTGGCTAGTGCCATACCTGATTTTCCTTCTTTTAACATATCACCTAAAAGTGTGAGTTTCATTTCTGCTGGTAAACCTAAAAACCAATCTTTCTCTGCTGTCGTCATTTGTTTAAGTTTTAAATTGTTAATCAACAACAGTTCCTGCTGTTTCAGCATGTTCTAACATTTCTTTTATTAATTTGTCTATTTTTGTCATTTGTTTAAGTTTTAATTATATATTAAATATAACTATTTTTGGTGACATAAAAAAATCTGGAGGTAACTTTTTTCTAAAAGTTATTAACAATGTGATATTATTAAAAAGAGAAGATCGATTTGGTAGGATTAGCTTTTACCTACAACTCAAATTGTCGTGTAATATATGGTGACTTTAAACATTGACTGACATCAACTTACCCGTATTTAGAATCGGCCAGACTCTTAACATTGGATAAAACTACTACAGTAGCTTAAATGCGTTACCCCCGACATAGGGTTTTTCCGCCATAAAACTGGAGTTTGGTTTCCCTTACCAGTACACCATTACAGAATAGCTTCTAAGTTTAGAAGTATTCGAGAACCATCATCGAGGTCGTTATCCTCTGCTGGCTTCCATTTGGAAGATTTCCCAGTAGCCCATCGGCTTGATGTTTGTGCCTTATACCCTTCTGATCAGGTATTTTTCAGCCACAAATCTACAACTTCTTTCCCGTCGGAAGTCTGTTGCCTTCTCTAATCTCTTTCGAGATTTGTTTTTAATAATTCAATGAACGTTGTTGATCCGGTAACATTTCCTGATTATCAACAGTTATTATATACAGTTGTTTTAAAAAGTTTCAAAAAAATTAAAAAAAGCCCAAATTTCTTTGGGCTTTTAAAATATTATAACTTTATTCTATCTTTGATCTTTTGCGATGCTATTAGCTTGAGCTCTAAACTGATCCATCATGTTTTTAGATTTTAAACCTAAATCATCAAATGCGTCTTTGCCATACCTTTTTTCTAACTCTTTATTGCTGCTTTTTAAAACTTTCATAAGCTTTTTATATTTCTGAGTTTTTTTTCTGTATTTTGCAAATGCATCATCAACATCAGTTGGATCTGCTTCATCCATTGCTGCCATAACCTTATCAAGATGGTCTAAGTTATCAATTGCCTTGTCAAAGGCTCCTTGAACATCTAGTTCTTGAAATTGATTAATAATATCCTCTACTTCTTTTTCTTCTTTTTTTGATTCTTTTCCTCTTAACCTTGAGAAAAAACCCTCTTTTAAAGATTCACCTAAGTTTGCATAGTCTTTCGCGTATTTTTTCAACATTCTTTCGTTATAATATTCATCTAATTTATCTAGGAAAGCTTCATGTGAATAGTCCATTCCCGGTACTAAATATTCTCCCATATATTTACCATGTGGAGAATTTAAAAAACCAATTGCTTGTTTTTCTGTCATTCCTTTATCCATTAAAACAGTAACAGCGCTTTGGTAAGCTCTTTGACGGTCTTTAGCATTTAAGTCTGACATTTCTTTAAGATATGCAACATAACCTAAACTTTTTCTAGCATCTTTAATTTTAGCTTCATCTACAGATTCGTTTTGAGCGTCAAACCATGCAATTTGCCAATCATCTATATCAAACTTATAGAATGATACTAAGTCTGCAATTTTATCATTAGCGGCTGGATCACCATCTCCTCTTTCAACTCCAGTAACGTCACGATAATTCTTTGTAATAAATGTTGCAAGTTCCTGTTCACTTGGTCTTCTTCCTAATTCCTTTATGACTTTCTTAACGGTGTTATATCTACCAACTGCCTGATATTCTTCATTTAAAAATCCACTAAATGTAGTATGTAACATAGTTTCTTCTTTTCTATTTTTAAGATACTCTTCTCTTTCTTTCTTCTTTTTCTTTTGCTCTTTCTTAGCATCTCCTTTACCAGCAGGTACATCTCCACTTCCTACTTCTCCACCTTGTGGAAAGGCAGGATTTCCCATACCTCCAATATTTGCTGGTGAAATGTTTTCGTTCATTACCAAGCTAAGTTTCTTTTCTTAAGTTTACCTAAACGATCTTTAATCTCTTTAGCGTATTTCTTCATTTCATCACTGTAGTATTTTACTGTCCAAGTATCTTCTTTGTCTTCTTTTGCATTTGCAACAGTGTCAGCAGCTTTAGCCCATCTTTCATAGTCTTGCATTAAATTGTTTGTAAAGTTATTTAAGTCAGAAATTCTGTAAGCCTTTCCATCTGCACCTGTTCCCATGATAAATTCTCCATATTTATTAACTTCTCTCTTCTTAACGCCATCTGCCATTATTTTAGCAACTTCCTCAATTGCTCCTACTACTAAATCATCAATTGGAAGTGAATTTGCTCTTTGCTGTAAGATTGCTTTATACTTTTCCATGTTATGATTTTTAAATTCTTTAGGGTCCATTAATGCAGTAGCTCCTGATTTTTGCTCTCTTCTTTTAACTTGTAAATCTCTTGAATCTGGCAATGCAGCTGTATTAATTACAAATGCAGCATCAGCAAGGTCTATCATTCTTTTTACATTATAAACTCCAGTAGAGTCATAACCTTTATATTTTTTATTAATTCCAATATCAGATTGAGAGCGTTTATCATTTGGAGTTAAAGAATAACCTGTTTTACCTGATTTTCTATCATAATGGTGTGTCATATATGCAACTTCTTTTCCCATGCCTATACCGAGAATAGTGTTTGCTGGGAATTTTAAATTACTTTCAATGTACCTGTTATCATATTTGTCAGCATAGGGGTTTTCCTTTTCTTGAGTTGTATAATAAACTACTAGGCCTTCTGCTTTTTTACCTTGCTTTGGATCGATGTCTATTATTTGCTCGTCTTTAATTTGGTCTAATCTAATTTTACTAAAGCCGTAAATTGCTTTTAGTATTTTTGCATTTCCCTGTTTCATAGAAAGAAGACCTCTAAGCTTAGAACTTTTAAGTGCTTCATTAATATCTAAAGATTCGTTAACGAATTGCTGAAAGCTAGCGTGTATTGTGTTTTCTTCTATTTTATTTGATTCATATTGCTGTACCATTTGATAATGCGATTTTATAAAATTAAGAAATTTTTCATAAGAATCCTTTTGAGTTTTTGGAGTATCAAATGCTTTAAACTTATCATGTTTAAATACTTTCTTTATAAAGTCTTCTACATTTTTTGCCGTTCTTGCGATACCTGTTAACTTTGCAGTAAAGCTTTCGTCTAATTTAAAAGATTCTAGATAATCTTCTCCACCTTGTTCGAAGTCATCCATTGCAGCTTCTAATTCCTTTTTAGAAAAACCTGCTTTTTTGCCAGCTTTCATATATTCCTTTTCATCTTTAAATGAATCTATATTTGCTGTAAACCAATCTTTTATAGATTTTTCATTAAGAGATTCATTTATAAACTGATCAAAGTCTGTATATATTGTTGATTCTTTCATTGCTTTTGACTGTTGTTTAAGTTCTTCATATTCACCCTTAAGGTTTTTTGTATATCTATCAATTCCCCAATTAAATGAAGCCTTAAAAATATGTTCAAATGGAAGTCCATTATATTTTCTACCGTATGCTGATTGACTTAACCAGTCTAAGTATGCCTGGGCCATTTCTTTAGAAAGTTTAATACCTTCAACCTCCGATGCAAAACCTTTAGCAACGTCTTTTAACATTTGAGTTGCTTTTGCTCTTTCATTGATTTCTACCGATTCTTTGATACCTAAAAAGTCTGCTGCTGCAGATTTAAGTTCTGCATAAGTATATTTTCCTTTTAATGCATCGCTAAGAATAGTTCCTTCTTTTTTACCACCTCCAACATACATTGATACATGATCGAAGCCTAACCAATCTCCTCCTGAAAATTCATGATCTGGATTCATACCTAATTCTACTGAAAGAGTATATGATAAAGACCTTTTTCCAATAAATTGATCGTTATAACCGAGTTTTCCGGCTTTTACATATCCGGCTGGATTGACCTTTGCCTCGTTAATGTTTTCTTTTTTTATATTTGTTTTAATATTTTCGTCCATTTTATCACCGTTAGGTTTTTTACCAGTTTTAATAGCATAAGAAACTACTTCCTTAGTATTAAATGCAGGTTTTGGAGCCTTACCTCCATTATATTCTTTATCCCATTTTGCAATAGATTTATCATCTTCTAAATCAAATTCACCATTCTTATATGCTTCAATTGCTTTCATAGTAAATTGAGAGTCCCAAGATTTTGGTGCCTTAGCTTCATTAACTGATTCTGTCATTACTAACGCTATATCTTTATAATCTATCTCATACTCATCTCCATCTTGGTCAACTGCAAATACTGATTTATCATGCCACATCTCAGCATTATCATCATTGTTAGAATCAGGATTGTAGATGATGTATTCTTTTCCATCTCCGGTTTGAATTGTTGCATCGTCTGCATCACCTAATCTTTTTAATAATTTTTTCTTATCATATCTAGCTTCATTAACTGATTCTAAAATATCAAATATGTGAAAACCTCCACCTGTCATTTTATCTGACCATTCAACATGCTTAAGTTCAACATCTGGCTCAACCTTCTTAATAGAATCAATTACCGTTTGTGGGTTAATCTTGTAACCATACATGATTTGAATTCTTTTCTTGTTAAGTTTAGTAATTTTTGGCTTAGTATTACCTGTGTAGTCTATTGCCAATTGATATGCAATATCAGATTTGTTTAAAGCTTCATCTAATGATTCTTTAGCAAGCTTGCCAAAATGTTTCTTAAAAAAAGTAATAAAGTCTTTGGTACTGTCATCCATGTGTCCAACCTTTAAACCATTATGAGCAGCGTTTATTACACTACCATCATCTATAATCATATAAGTGCCTCCATCAAATTCATCTCCATCATAATCTAAATCAAATGAATCTTCCTCTAATGTTTTCATGTTAACTGTACATTTAACTTTGTCAACTTTACTTATTGCTTCTGCAATTTTTTTAGCAACTTCTAATGTTTCATCCTTTGTAAGTCCCATAGGTTTTTTAGTTCCTATTGCTTCATTTACAGGTTGAATAGTTTTAAGAACTTTTTTACCATAACCTGAAAGGCTTACGCCGTCTTCTTCTATTTTAAAAAATCTTTTATTTCCTCTTGTCCATTTTGATGGAGCTAAAGAGTGTTGACTGACTATTTCATTAAATTCATCAACTGTAATTTTACCGTCCTTTAATGCTTCGATAATTGCATTTCTAACTCTAGCTGAATTGCCTACGGTTTTAGCGGGATGTGCTTCAGTATATCTTCTTTTAAGAGTTATATTTTTTTCATTTAAAAAATCTTTGAATGTTGCCATTTTTATTTATTTATTTTTGTCCTATCTATTATATATCAATATTATCTAGACTCAAGTCCTATGTTTTTGTTGAATGGTTTGTTTGCGCTTGCTCCAGCATAAAACTGAAACTTAGCCGCTGCAAAATCTTTAATTTTAAATTCTAGGCCAGTTGACTTTCCACTGACTAGTAAATATAATTGTTGAACTGTACTAACTCTATTTATCATTGAAGATAAACCATTGACATATGTTTTATTATCGTTTATTGTTCTTACTAATTCTTTAGAAAGAGGATAAAAAATAATACCAAATCTATCTTTATCTTTTAATCTTTTTTTATAGTATTGAATTGCTTTTAATTTATCAGTACATTCTCTTGGCCTAGACTTAGACTTATTCCAAAACATATCCATAATTTGCCACCATTCATTAGGGTTCTTTTTGTACAAATCATCTATTTTTTTCATTAAACCAACTCTTTCAAGTTGAAGTGGCTTAATTCCTAAAGCATCTAAAATATATTTGTAACCTGAATTATTATTTTTATATAAAATTTGATTTGCTAAAACTATATGAGTTAACCATACTTCAGATTGTCTACCTGTATTTGGTTCTAAATAGCCTGCGTTTAATTTAGGGTTAGCAATAAGTTTAAGAATATTATCATAGGTTAGCTTTTCTTCTTTATTTAATTCCATGGCGCCTTCTTCATTTGAGTTAGAAACCCTATCATCTATTATTCTTGCCATTGCAGCAATAGAAGGAGTTCCTCCTTTACGGCCTGCCTTTGAAGATACTGACCAACCGTCAAAATAAAAGTCAACTAATGCTGCATTTGCATCTGTTGGAAAACTTAAACCTTTACCAGGATCTTTTACAACTGAAAATAAAAAGATACCTCCTAATATTTCTCCAAAATCATTTGCTATTTTTTTAAGAGACTTTTCATCTATGTTATATTCTTGTTGTAAATTTTTACCAAAATCTAAATTAAACTTTTTACCTGCCTTTTTTAGAAATTTACTTAAATCATCATATTTTGAAATAGAAGCTTGGTCTCTAGTATATTCTACTAATTTTATAAGGTACTCTGTGTAATTTTTTGGAAAAGTTTGAGCATATTTTCTTTTTAAATTCTCTATAGTTACTGTGCATATTTCATCTGCTGTTTCGTAAGTTCCTTCTTCTAAGTCAAGAGCAACTGGTGTTAATTTTCCACCGGAAACTGGCGCCTTTTCGCCCGAAGCGGTTTTACCTATATTACTAACAATACTGTATTCTTCCCCTTTTAAAAACTCAGTTGTTCCTACACTAATGTTTTTTAATATTGTAATAACTGCTGTTGCGAATTGACCTGATAGAGACTTTTCATCTCCTTTTTGATATATGTCTATTTTAAAAGAAATGTCAGGTAAACCCGCATCCATTAACATTTTTTCTAAATTGTCAGTTGGGTCTACTCCTAAATCTGCTCTTAAAGATTCTCCAGTTTTAGCCTTTCCAACTGCTCCTTTATAAGAAGTCAATTGCATCCAATTATTATAAGCTGGCTCAAACCATTTTCTTTTATACTTGTCCCTAGACTCATATAACTTATTTAATTGGATTTGAAAATTAGTTCTTATGCTCATATCTTTATTTCTTAAATTCAGCAAACGTTAAAACCTGCTCTTGCATTTCAACACTTTCTTCCATTGTTTGTTTTAATAATTCGTACATTTTATGCATTGACTTTGGCGTCATAGACTTAAACGTTCTTTCATCTCCATCTAATAAGGCGTTTCTTACCTTTGTTGCACTAATGTTATCGTCTGTTCTTGGAATTTCTTCTAATCTAAAATCTTCATCAACTCCTAATTCTTCTCTGTATTTTGGGTTATTAACTTGATAGCCATATGTTTTCATTCTATCACTACCTGTTCCCCAAAGTACTGGTTCATATTTAGGTCTCATTGCATTGAACATTTTATCAATTGCGCCAGTATCTATTACATAAACCGTTTCAATAGGATATTCTCTCATCACCTGTTTTATCATATTGACTTGCATTGTTTCATCAAATGGTCTTTTAAAACTGTCTTCTTTCTTTTTAGTTTTAGATTTGACTAAAAATATAACAGTTGGCAATCCATTTTGCTTATGTAAATGTTCAACAACTTTAACATGGCCTAATGTGAATGGTTGAAACCTACCTACAAACATATTAACTTCTTTGGCACCTTTTTCTTTGTGCTTTATTTTTAAACCTTCATTGATAGGATTTATTTGACCTTTAAGTGTATCGTTAATTTTAAAAGTTTTAAAATCCATTACACCGTCTTCCTCTACCTTTTCGTAAATTCTTGTTTCTATCTTTTCTATAATAGTGTTTAAGCTATTAAATGTATCGCCGGCTAAAACTCCATTTTCTTTTTGTCTTTTCTTTCTAAAAGTACCTAATGTAATTTTAAGTAGCTCAGCAACTTCTCTTGATTCATTAACAAGTCTGATAGTTTCTTGATTTGTTATCATCTTTGGGTTTAAATCAAACTCTTCATTGTTTGCAAACTCTGCACTATTAAAATCCATACCGATAAAACTTGCTCCATTGTCTTTTATAAATGAATTAAAACCTGCTGTCATTAATTCTAAATATCTCTCATCTACTTCTTTACTTTCAAGCTGTATTTCACTAAAATCAAATGAGTTAAAGTATTCAATGAGCTTTACTACTGTAATTTGATATGCATCGGAACTTTTTCTTTCTGCAGCTTCTTTATTTTCTTTTAGGGGACTTTGTAATTTAAAGTTCTTTAATGTTTTTCCATCAGCAAAACTTATTACTAAACCATCTATGTCTTTATGAATGTCATTATTTAACATTGACTTATACATAGACTCATTAAATACTGTAAACATTCTATATGAAAAACTAAAGTCTTCTAATTTCATTCTAGCCTGTTCTCCTTGTAAACTTAGTATATTAACTAACTTTTCCTTTTGATGATCTGAAAGGACACCTTCAAAAACAACTTCAGGAGATTGTACTTCTAATATTTTTGCCCATTTTTCTAGAATTCTTGGATCTCTAAGAACTTTTTTAATTTGAGTTCTATCTTCATTAAGAACTTGAATGTGTGTTAATATAAGGTTATTTTTTGGCAGCATATCATATTCAATATCTACTGTCTTTTCACTAACCATATAGTCAAATCCAAATTTCCAATCATTTGGCATTTGCTGAATTTGTTCGTCTAGTAAAGCGTTAAAGTGGCCAATTCCTCTTTCATAATAAGAAACTATTGTTCTATCTATTTTATTAAGAGGCTGTTTATTACCTGATTTATAAAACTGCAAAAGCCTGTCTTCTCTTCTTATATGAAGACTACTTGCTTGAATTTTTTCAGTTACTAAACACTTTTGGTTTAGTAGACTATTAAAGTCTTCTTTTTCAACTGAATCATAATATGTTCTTAAATCTTGTAATGCCATTTCTTTTTATTTAGTCCAACCGTCAGGTGTTGATGAGATAGAAGTTTTAAAGCCCATTGACTTTACTTTCTTTGCTATCATCTCAACTCCTTTAGTTATTTTGTCAAACATTTCAACGTCTTTATCTTCAACTTTACTATATTCCTCAGGGTGTCTAATTTGTCTAGGGATATTTAAGTAAAATTCAAAACCATTTTTTGGAGAATATACATATCCCATATCAGATGCGGAACCGTTTCCATATCTATAAAAACTAAACTTATTATATGCATCGCTTGGTATTTTTCTTTTTAAACTCCAAAAAGCGTCGTTAACATACTTATATGCTTTAATTTCATTTGTTGTTGGAACTCCGTATTTTTTAATATATTTATCAATTGACTTTGAGTCTGATGAATAAACTGATAACACTCTAGAATTTGTTGCGTCATTTGCTCTAGCCGATGAACCGTCCCATGTCCACGGTGTTAGTGTCATAACTGAATAGTCTCTTGATCTATTACTAAAGATAACGTCTCTTGGAAAAAAGAATGCAACATTAGCTTGAGCTTCGTTTACAAATTCTTCAAATAGTTTTGTATGTTTCATAATATATTTATCTTCCATATTTTATTATACCCATAAGCTGGTTTATTGCAGCGAATGTACCTGTAAGTTTCATAATCTTACCTTTATATTTAAAGACTATTCCCTCTGTTGGTACAATACCTTCAATACCTCCGATACTTTCTAGTCTTTCTAATTCTGCTTCGATCTTAGCAACTTGTTTTAAATCACCATTAAGTTTAACATTAGCAGCAGCTTTTCTAATCTTATCGTGTAGGTTTTTCTTTTCTAAATCAGGATTTGCAGCAACAAAATTACTTGCATTTAATAATACGTCTTTTCCTAACTCTAAAAATAAGTTTTCGAATGGTAAAATATTTTGCTTGTATTTTTTACCCTTTATCTTGTCAAACTCTTTTATTTTTTTCATTTGTTCAGGAGTGGCAAGTTTTTTCATAGCAACCATGTTCATAGTTTGCTTGTCATTATACGCCCATCTTAAAAATAAACCTTCTTTTAAATCACTTGGAATATCTGCAAAATCTTTTTCAATTTCTCTTCTCCACCATGCTTCGTGATACATTTTAACCTCATCGCCGTCTGATAAATTAAATACATCTCTTAAATCATTTAATTTACTATGATAATAACTTTGTCTCTTTTCAAAATCTACGTTTTTTTGAAGTTTTAATATCTGTGGTGGAATAATAGTAAATGTCTTTTGAACATCTGCCTCTATGCCTTTAAGAAGTCTTGCAAGTTTTGCACCAGTTTGTTGTGACATTTTAGTAATATTACCTTTGCCATCTGTTTCTGCCATGCCGTGAAATTGAATAACATCTCTGTCATAATTAATTACGTTAGGGTTCTTAGAATAAATTAACTCCATATTAAGAAAGTTTTGACCATTCTTAAATTCTTGGTGATCGCTTAAACTTAATAATGCAGCTTCTAAATCAGTTGCAGCATAGATAAAAGTATCTTCAACTAGTTTTGATGCATGGCCAGTAAACATTTTAATAACTCCATCTAAAGATACTGGAGCAAGTAGTTGTCCTTTATTTCTTGAGAAAAGAACTTGACCATCCTTTACTGTTACAAAAAAGTTTTGGCCATCTGTTTTTTCAGTAGGGCCTTCTTCAAAATGTATTTCGCCTTGTAATGAATTTGTAACAATAGTTTTAAAATCTTGGAAAGTTAAATCATTATAGTCAAAAGGATGTGGCATGTGGCCAGCAGCTCCTCCTTCTAAAATCAAATTACCCTCTACTATCTGAGCCTTTTCGACTAGAAATTGTTTGTAAGTTAATAACATGTTTATATTTTATTTTTATCCTAAAGATGATTGTAACATTCCTACAGCTGCACCATAATCTCCGTCAGCTTTCTTTAACATTCCTTCTCCTGCTTCTTTAGCTTTAGCTTCGTCAAAATCATCGCCAAATGCTTCTTTATACATTGTCATAACCATTTCCATAAAATCTTCATCAGATTTAACTTCAGCTTCTTCAACTTTAGCTTCAGTAACTTCATTAGATTCTTTTACTTTATAAGTTTCTCCATCTACTGTAAATTCTTTTTCACCTTTTTCTTTAGCATCTTTAACAGCAGCACCGAATGCATTACCTTCAGTTTCTACCTCATCAGTTTCACCAACTAATTTACTAAAAAATTCAGTTCTTTGTTCTTCAGCTATTTCAGCAACAGTAGATACTTCATACTCTGCTAATAGGTCAGCAAATCTTTGAGCTTCAGTTGTTCTCTTTGTAGTTGCTTCTTCTTTTAATTTAGTGTCCATTGCTGCTTTTCTAGTTTCAGAAAACGTAGCAAATGATTGAATTTGATTTTCCATATTAATTTTATTTTTTTATTACTATAATATAATTATATATCAACTTAAATGTCATTCAAATTGAAATTTTTTCACGCTGTATTCAAATTGTTGTTCTTTATAAATAGACTGTCTTGCCTTAGAGTGTTTCATTAAATAATTACTCCACTCATCAGTGGCTAAATCGTCTACAAAGTCTATAATAAGAACGCTACTTTTTGAATGATGTTGTCTTAATCCTCTGCCAATTGATTGTCTAATAATAACCTCAGACTTAAAACTTTCTGTAAAAAAGATATTGTGAATTTTTTTAATTGATATACCTGTAGAGAATGTACCATAGCTTGCAACGATTGCAACCTCATCTCCTGCCTCCATTTTTTTCTTATACTCTTCCCTAATATCTTTATCTGTACCACCGTCTACATAATAAACTGCCTTGTTACTTTCTTGCCTAAGTTTTTCATAAACCTTTTTTCCATGTTCAATCCTATGAAAAAGAATAAGACTATTTCTTGGTATTTTACCAATAACCTTACATATAAAATTTAATCTTGGTTCTGAATTAATTATGTAGTTTTGTTCTAATTGAAATAAGTCTTTATTTTCATATCTGTTTTGTGCCATTTCTGTAAAGGCGTTCTTAGCGCTTTCAGGTGCATAGTCCATCTCTATTACTTTTACTTTACAGTTTGCGATATAACCTTCATTTTGTAAAAAACTAGCACTTACCTCACTGATTAGTGGACCTGTATACGCCATTAAAGTTAATCTGTCTAAGGTGCCGTCTTTAGGAATTGTACCTGAAAGCCCATATCTATAGTTTGCGTTTACGCATTTTTGTAAAATAGTTTTAATAGATTGGCTTTTCATCTTATGGCACTCGTCAATTATTACAGCATCAAATTGGTCGAAGTATTCTTGTTTCTTTTTTACAAGAGATTGATATGTGCCTATCACAACATTTCTGCCTTCTCTTATTTTTTTACCACTATAAATTTGTTGTATTTTTATATTTACTCTATTTGCATAATTATAATCTGAAAAATCTTCAGTGGCTTGTACTACTAACGAAACGTTTGGTACTATAAATAAAATCTTTTTTGCCTTCTCTTGTTCTAACAAATAAGCTACCGTAAGGAAGCTGATTAAAGTCTTGCCTGCTGATGTGGCAAGTTCGCTAAGACACTTTCTAAACTTAAGGATATTATACGCAGCTTCGATTTGATAGTCCCTAGGAGTTATCTCTGAGCCTTTAAAAAAGGCCAACGCCCATTTTTCAAAATATTCTGCTGTAACGTCCTTGTCAAAGAGCTGTTTAACGCCGTTGATATTTAATTCGAACTTATATTCTTTACAAACATTGTATACATATCTCCACAAGCCGGCGGGTATCCATTTGTTATCTTTAAAATAAGAAATGTATCCGTCCCAAATTCCTTTTTTAACTAGAGGGTTGAACCTCCAGCTATCAATACGCTTAGTGAGTGATATATTTAGTTGTTCGATTTCAAGTTCTGTTGCTTCATCAACTCTTAAATATTGTTTGTTCTCTGTAAGAGTAAGCTCCATTCATTACCTTATTTTTTATCATACTAGGTCTTTTATTGCTAACCTATTACGAACAGCGAATCCCATATTATCTAAAGTCTTTATTGACTCTCTGTAGAATTCAACCTGATTTTCTAAATGTGACAAAATCATTTTATCATCTGCCAACTCTGCTTCTAAAAATTGAGACTTTATTTTGTCTGTCAATTTATAGTCGTAGTTGTAATATCTTATCCAAGCCTCTTTCCATTTAACATCGACTTGTTTCTTTTGTTCTTTTGTTTTAAGTTGCACATACATTAACTGTTCTACCATTAATTGTCTTGTATGTAAAATGTCACCTATAACTATTTCCATACCACTTAAGGTTTTTATACCATGTGCAAGCCCAGTTATTTTTTTAGTCCATTTTTCACGTTGTTGGCCAAGTCTTTCATCTAACTTTAATATCTTACTTGCCTTTGTATCTTTTTGTGCTTCCATTAAAACAATCCTTTTTTATTAGTTTTTATAAATTTTGATGTTGTTAGTTTTTTCTTAAATTTAGGTTGATTTATTTTAATACCTTTACCTTTAAATTCTTCTTCATTAAATTTAAAATCTAACATTTTTTTTAAATTTTTAAACCTGTTTTTATCTCTATAAAACTTGTCTAATTCCTCGTCCATGTCTATATTAAACATATCTTAAATCTAGTTTGTCGTTAGTAAAATATTCTTCTAAGCTAGATAAAGATAATGGTATTTTTTTATTATAACAAACCTTTACAAGGTCGTTTAAATCTTTAATATTATATTTATCTATTTTTTTATCCTTTAAATATTTATTCCACATAAACACTTGCTTACCTGACCTTAGTTTTTCAATTGATTTTTTAAGACCTGTTTCGTCATTGTCTAACATATATCTGCTACTTTCAATATAGTCTAATTTTGTTGTATCTCGACCAGCCGTACAAAGCGCTATCGAGTTTCTCATAAACAATGCGTCTAATGGGCCTTCAAATATAGTGACTGGGTTTTGAAAGTTTACACGTAACGCACCGAAAAGAGTTGATACATTATTAAATTGATTTCTAGTTTCTTCATCCATTTCAATTGGCTTATTCAATATAGCTTCATGAATTTTACTTAAATCATATGTTAAATATCTTGAACCCTTACCTCTCATTCTTCTACACTGTGCTCCTATAATTCTTCCATCGTGTGATTTATTTAAAATCCACAATCTTTGGTCTTTTGGGTTAAACAAGAAATTGTCTAATTTTTTATGTAAAAGTCTTTCCTTAAGTTTAAACCAAATCCAATCTCCTATTTGAATTGGTTTTGCGCCAGATGCTTTTGAAAAATCTTCTACTTTAACTGAAAGCTCTAGAATTTTTTCATATACAAATGGAGTAAACTTCTCAGAACGATCTACTGTATGTTTTTTGCTTTTAACATAATCAATTAATGCAATAGCATCCATTTTATCTGGCAATTGTGTACCAAAGTCTTTTAGGAAATAATAAATGTTTGTGTGATAATCACAATTAAAACAATGATATTGAAGGGTGTCCCAAAATAGATTACCTCTCTTTGCAGAATCATCCGTTGATGAATCACCACAATAAGGACATGCCAAGTTTAATCTACTTGACATGTCTTTAATCATTTGTTTATTCTGATTAGAATGAGATTTTACAACTACTTCTTTAACAAGTACTTTAATCTTTTCCTTTAACTCTATGGTTAATTCAATATTAGAGTTCGAGGTCATTCAAAAAAGATTCTAAATCATCTCCACCTGCTGGTGTAGCTTCTTTTTTGTCTTCTTTTGAAGTTGTAGCTTTTTCAGCTTTAGGAGTTGCTGTTGTAGTTGTTGCAGCTTTTGCAGCTGTTGTATCTTTAGGCTTTGCTTCAAATGCATTAGTTACAGCATCCATTGCGTCTCCTGGGTTTAAATACATTTTGATAACGCTATTTACAAAATCTCTAGTTTCATCATCCCATGGTCTATATTCAAATTGCTTTAAGGATGGAGCACCTTCGAGTTCGTTTTTAATAGTTGCCATATCTTCTTTAGATCTTTCTGCAGCTTTTTCACCTATCATAATTGCAGATTTTGAAGATGAAAATTTGGACTTATCATAATTATTATAATCGTTTTGTCTTGTAATAACTAATTCAAAGTTTTTACCTTCAAATAAATCAAAAACCTGTGTTGGGTCACCAAAAGTAGGCTTTAATTCTGCGTCAACTTTTTCTTTGATTTTATAACCGAATTTGAAAATCTTATAAGTACCTTCTAATTCTGGTTGTTGAGGGTCTTTAATAATTTTCACTAACGAAACATAAGACTCTCTTCTTTTTAATTTGTCAGAAGCTTTTCTATCTACTGCGCTTTCTGATTTTCTTAATCTAAAAAATGCATCAGAAACTGGACAATGTTCACCAACGGTTGTTGGAGAATCAATAAGCCTAGACTCACCGTCAGGGCCAGTTAGCCAATTTACATATTTTTTTACTAATGAATTTCTTGGATTTTCAATGTTTGGAACAAAACGAATTAACGCTTTATATGTTCCATCTTTGCCGTCATCGGCAGAAGGCTTATACATCATATTAGTGTTTGTATTTGCCTCTTGTTCATGAGTATTGATGTCTTCTACGCCAATACTAAAAATGTTAAAATCTTCCATAACTTTTAATCTTTAATTTACTTTAATTTACCGTTTATACTTTAATAACTTTAATTATATACAGAAACTTTAAAATGTTTCATAATATGAACCTTGTTTGTGAGTCTAACCGACTAGAGTTCGTGCTATTGCACCTTTCTTATTTGGTCGAACAGGGTCCGATAATTAGTGTCCAATTATGAACTAGTTTATCGTTTTCCATATACATATATTATATATCTAAATATAACATAGTTTCAACCAAATATACTAAAAACTTTTTTTATTTTTTATGTGAATAAAAAGTAAACGATGCTGGCCAATCTCTATCTCCATCCCATTCTACTTCATAATCAGTTATGTCGCCATATTCAAAATTATAATCTGAAGTCATAGTGTTAGCTAGTTTAAGTGCTTCTAATAAATTTTTGTGATTTGTTTCTGACCAATGATTTACATTGCTAATTCTAATATAATTACCTTCTAATACTTGGGTTTTAGTACTATGTGCTGAACTTCTGATTTCAGGGTTTTCAGTTTCTAAAAAATGACCTTTAGTTTCAGGCGTTGAGTTTATCCATTTTGATTTGTTTTTAAATTTAAAACCTTTTGCCTTTAAACTATCTCCTAATATTGTTAAGTCTTTATTTTCTTGGTCTATTGTTAAGTTATGTCTATTTTTCATAATTTTATTTTATTATCCTACCATCCATTCAACAAATACATCACACAACCAAACATTGTCTCTACCGTATTTTTCTCTTAGTTCATATTCTGTAGTGTGAGCCAATCCTTCATCATCAGTGTTTAAGTAGTCGATAATTTCTCCGTCTTTGTAAAGTTTTACTGTGTATCTTGTTAAGTCCATTTTTTTTATTGTTTTAATTATATTATAAATATAACTATTTCCGGTGACATAAAAAAATCCTAGGACACTTTTTTTACAAAGTTATTAACAATTTTAATTTTTTTATTTTTTTCTGAAACAAAAGAGGGAACTGGCTATATAACTTAAGTATTTAAGCCTTAAGGTAGATTAGGTTCTAAGGTTCTCATTAAAGAGTTTAAGTAGAAAGCGTCTACAAGGTCATCAAAGGGCTTTGGGATAGATTTACCGAATTCAACAGTTTTAGCGAACTTCCAGAATTTTGTCTCCTCGAGAAATTTTTCACCAGTAGAATTATTAATAAAGACTTCCCATAAAGCAAGCTTATTCATATTACCTTTACCTGCATGTTTTTTAATTGTTGAAGGAGCAATAGTTAAAATGTCTTCAGGTTTAAAGTATTTGAGAAGTTTAATCTTAAGAATAGAAGCTGCCGCCGCCATATCAATAATATTGTTAGTGCCAGCTGAACTTCCATATGAGACACCTTCAAATGCTATTTTAAAAGAATCTTCTTTATCTATATGTTTTGTAATTAGTTCGATAATATTATTTGACATAATATCATAACGTTTAATTTTAGCAAGTTCAATACTTGAATAATCAACATGAGTTTCCCAATCCGGTTGAAAAACAAGAGTTACGCCTTCCATTAGGGCTAAATCCTCTTGTATTTTAATAGCCTTTTTTGTACCCGTTCTTTTTAAATAAGAAATAAAATGATATTGTTCTGTGTTACTATTAAATACACAAATACCTGGAGAGTTTAAAGAAAAATCAATTGTGATAAAATTCATATTAAAAACCTTTACCCATTGAAGCACCGATTGCTGTTCCAACAAGTCTTGAAGTTAATAAATCATATAGAATACCTTTTTGAACACCTAAAACTTTAGCTATCATTTTGCCCATAGACTTTCCTAAAGCAAAACCTGCAAGTCCTCCAACAATAGAGCCAAATAAACCTTCATTAGTCATTTCATTATTAAATCTATTAATGTCTAAATCTCCATTTTCATCTCTATATTCATTTAAAAAAGAATCAACCGCTTGGTCAACTTTTTCTTCTAATTCAGGAGTCCATTCTTGTTGAAGACCTTCTGTCAAAAGTTCCATCTCCTTTGAAGTAACTTCATTTTCTTCTAAATATTCTATAAATGTTTTCATAAGTTATATATCTTTTAATCGTTTGGTCCTTCTGGGATTATTGCAATGTTGGGTTTTCTTTTAAATATCCTATAACATGTTCGTCATATGCTTTAATAATATCTAATACAGACCATTTTTCTGGAAGTTGATTCACAGTGATTCTTTGTAACATCTCTTTATGTGTATACCTGTCACCTCTTTTTTCATTTAATGTTTTTTCAAATATTTCTTTCCAATTTTTCATAAGTTATATATCTTTTAATCTACATCCATTTTAATATGGAATTTATTGTAGTAGAAGTTTAAGTCAAATGTATTGAATTCAGCTACATTCTCTGCCATGTTTAAATTTAATTCACTTATTTGATTTAAAATAGGTTTTTCAAAAGTTATGTTGGCTAATACTAAATCTTCAGCATCTAATATACCTAGCTTTAAATCATTAATGTGTTTCTGTTTAGTAGTTGGAGCATAATAATATAACAAAATATCTGTCATCATCCAATAGTTAATATAACCATCCATTAATTGCATAGTTACAGTAAACTGTCTTTCAATAGTATTTTGAATTGGAACTTTTCCTCTAAAGTAACGAGTAGTTCCGTCATTATCTGATTGGCTAACAGGATCAAATGTAATTCCTGGTAAATTAATAGACTGAATTCCATAATTGATAAAATCAATAGGGTCTTCAAATAAATTACCTGGAATTTTATTTAAGTATGCTTTGTATTTGTCTACAATCTCTTGCGGTACAAATTTTCTAGGAAACCTAAAATCAAATGAATTATTTCTACTATCTAAAATCATATTGCTGCATATTCACCTTTAAATACCATAGTTTCTGTACTGCCATTGTCTATTGAAATATAGTATTTTTTATTATTTAAACCTTGTAATTTAGCAGCGTTTGCTTTATCTATTTTAAACAACACTTCACCTTTAGATAAATCAACATCCTTAAAGCTTGTAATATTATTAAAATAAATACCATCTGCGAAATTTAGTTTAACACATTTTAAATTAGTAAATGATATTGCTTTTCTTTCTCCACCGTCGATTTTAGAAATATTAAACTTAATGAATGTATCAAACGGAGATATTTCTAGCCCATTATCATTATTGATAGAAGTAATTTGACCATCGTCTATGGTTACATTTCCTACATTTACTACAACATTTAATCTTTCAATAAATGCTGGTGCATATTTTACCTGAGCTTTAGGTAAACTAGAATTAATTACCTGTGCGACATTTCTTGTAGCCTGTAAATTCGGAAGAGTATTATAAACTCTAGTTAAATTAGCACTCGATGCTATATTTACTTTCATCATTCTCTTGCCATATTTAGGAGCGTTAGTACTTATTAAACTTCCTCTTTTTACAATTTGAGTATTATCTGTTTGATTATAAATTCTCATAGTTATGTCAATCATAAAACTTGCAGCGTTATTTGCATTTTGTATAATTGGTCTAAATTGAATTGGCTCTTCAAAGTCTTGTGTTTGTGTAATTGAAGTTGCATAAGTTTCTATAAAACTAGTACCTATTTGTTCATTTACTATAATATCAAATATAACAGAAATGTCATCAGAACTTGTTGCGATTCTATTAATAATATAAGCCTCAAAATCAGCAGCACTGTTATCTTTTTCGCCATATATTTTAAAGTAGTCCCCGTCCGTTGCCTCTTCTACAGCAACTGTAAAATCTTGAAACTCATCTTCTTGAGCAACTATAAAATTAGTTTCTTCTCCTGTGTAAATATAATCAATACCTGCAGTGTCTTCTATGCTATCAATTAATTTTAAAGAAATGTCATAATTTGAAGTAGTATCTAAATCGCTAGCGCCTGCTCCATTGTCATAAAACAAATCTTCAAAATCGCTGTATTGACTTTTTAATGTAGGTAATTTAATCTCTATAAAATTACTATATAAAGTTTCACTTAAAATAAAAGGTCTAGGATTTTTAATTTCAAAACTAGAAGTATTTAAGTAAACTGTCTGTGTTAAAAAGTTTTGAACTCCAGAAGTTCTATTAGTTTTTACTTCAAACATAAAACCTTCATATCCTCTAGCAGCAAAACTAAAACCACTTCTTAAATGAAGTCTTACTTTATCATATTTAATAGTATTAACAGTTGTAGTTGCGTTAGTTTGACTAGTTAATAAATCTGCAGAATCAGAACCAGTCCATTCAACACTATCAATAAAAACGTTTGTGCTATCTAAAAGCGCATATTTATTTTCATTAACCTTTACAGCATGATACCTTTCGATACTACCAGATCCAGTTACAATACTATTTCCAGTTTCTTCATCAGGCGTGGCAAACAATGGGTTAGCAGTATTACCAACAGTTATTTTACCACCTGTATAATTAGTTAATTTATATTCAAAACTACCAGTAGTCGCAGGAACATAAATAAAAGTTGTTCCACTTAAACCTGCACCATTATTAGTACCTGTAATTGAAAAATCAGCAGGGGTTGAAAGTGCACTTAAATTAAATTTATAAGTTTTACCAGCTTCTAATAATAAAGTTCTTGCTGCAAATCCTTCAACAGCAACATACGCTCCATCTTCAGTTACATCAAAATTTACTACTAAACTACCAAGCTCATGTATAAGATGTCTAGCTTGTGTTGAATCTCCTTGAACTGTATCTAATATTTTTATTTCACTACCATTATCATCTACCTCTATTTCATAAGAAGACGGATCTGATTGGTCATGATAGATAACCTCTAAGAGTATATCGTCATCAATTTTGTAATATCTTGAACTTTCTGCCATAATTTATTTATCTCTTTTAAAATTAAACAATTTCAACTTAGGCATTTTTATAGTATATGTTAAAAAAAGACCAACCTGTGGGCCATGATAAACCATATTACCAGTTGTAAAAGTTAAACCGTATCCAACTCCCATTCCTAAAGCGACCCTACTTCTATGTTCAGCCTCTGCTTTATTTATTTCATCCTCAATAACACTAATACCCTCAATATTATTAAATGTTAAACCAGGGTATTTAGTAGCTATATTAATTTTTTTAATTCCATCAACTTCTTGAATACTCGAATATAGTTTTATGCCTTGTTCATAACTGAAACTATTTAAAGCACCTGTTAGTCTATTATCTTTTTCAAATAAACTAATTTTACTATTCCACTTTCTCCAATTACCATCTCCATAATCAGTAGAGTCATTAAAATATAAAATAGAGTCATTTTCTATAACAGCATACACAGTATCAATCTCTTTAATATTAATTTCAGCGCTTAATAGTTGATTTACATTTTTTAGTTTTTTAATGTCTCCTAATGCATTCTCATATTTTTCATATAAATCATCTGCTTTATCTTTTAGTTCTTTAGCCGTAAATTCATATGCACTTATTTCACTAACATAAAAATCATTTTTATTCTTGTAATATTTAATAGTGTCTTGACTTGCTATAATATTTCCCTCAATTCTTTCTACTTTATTTTCTAAACCAGTGTTAATAGCCTTTATTTTAGTTGTTCTATTACACTGAAACATTAATAAAATAATAAGAACTAAAATAACCGATATAAAATGTATTGGCTTTATTTCTAATTTTTTAAACATTTAATATTTTTTATTTTATCCACCTTTTGATGCACCAGTAGTAACAACAGTTTCACCTTGTCCACCAGTTCCACCACTAGTTCCACCTGTTGTACTTTCTTGGCCACCCACTGTTAGACTATTATCCGATTCTTGCACAACATCGTTTGTTACTATTCTGTCATAAGAGTTCCAATCCGTAGTCATTGAAAATTTAAAGGCAAAGTTGTAAGTACCGTGCCCTTCATTATAACCTTGTCCACCATCTTGGTTAGCATCTAGTCCAGGAGCAATGTCAAATGGAGAAAGAGGCACTAAAAACAAGGCAAAATTAGGAGAAGCATTACTTCTAACTGTTTCTTTATATAAATATATTCTATTTGAATCAGGATACATTATACCTTTAAAACCAAAATAATCACCTTCATCAAAGGCATTTCCATAAACCGTTGTAAAAGTAAAATCACATAGCACTGGAAAGCCAATATTGTTTTCATATGGAAAGTTTACTGCATGGTCTAGATCAATATATAAATGATTTCCAAGAAAACTACTATTAGTCGCACTATTAGGGTTGCCGTTCCACGTAGTATTAGTAGCTCCAGTTAATTTTCCCCAAGCCTGTATTGAATTTCCTATCTTGATATATCCGCCATTAGTTTGACTCGCACCTGCGTTAAAATTACCATACTGACCAGCACCTGGTCCATTACCAGTAGGAACATCATTTCCAGTTGGCGCGCTACTAAGCGTTCCAGCAGAGCCTCCAACTGTATCTATTACCTTAAGTGTCCATGATGTCCAATTTTTTTCATAAAAATAATCACTTAATGTTCTTTCATTAGTTGAACTTCCACTGTTAGGAGCAGCGGTTGCAGTATCTCCATTTGCTAAACCTTCACCAGGGTCTCCTTCTTTAAATTCAATACCGTCTCCATAATCAGCACCCGTAGCACCTGAGTTCGTAGTTCCATCATGATTTCCATCAGGGTCACTAAAAAATATGTTTTGTGTAGAAGTATTTACCACTGCACTAGTCATAAGCTTATCTACTCCAGCGTTTCTAATGGTGTTTACTCCTCCAGTTGAATTTGTAGCATCTATAATATTTACAGGTCCAATTCCAACGGCTGTAATTGTGTTACTTCCACTATTGGCTTGTATTAGGTTTCCATTTCCACTTCCTAGTAATTCATTACTTCCTGTTAATTGATTTAGAGGAGAACTAAGTTGGATAGAGTTACTTGCAATAATGTCTACTGTACTATTCACGTCTATATTTAAGTCATCTGCTGTTATGTTTATCTCACCTCCTAGACTGTTTATATCTAATGTGTCGTCCGTTGTTATAAACATGTTATCATCTGAGAATATATTAATAACTGAAGAAGCCTTTATATTTACATCCAATGTATTATCAAAATCTCCAAGCTCAAGATTAGTCACTGGTTTAATTTCTGTGTGAGTGTTAGAATTAATTGTAATACGATCTGGTATATTAATATTTAGATTACTTTCTTCTCCTGAAACTGCAGCAAGAGCACTAAAATTAAATTGAGTTCCTGTACCTGCAACATAGCTAGTAGCCATTTTAAATTCTCTGGGATTTCCAATTTCGTCATTAGTAAAAAGTAATTGACTAGTTGTATCATCACTATTTGAACTTGGAAGCACTAAACTTAATAGTGCATTAGGCTCAAGTGGAACTGTATTAGGTGGATCAGTAGTACCTACACTTGTATCTTGCCCTAATATTATTCTTGTTCTTAAATCAATGTCACTATTATTAAAAGGTCTTAAAATGTCTATATCGCCTGCACTCACAGTAAGCGTGTCAACGTCCCATAAATTTGCACTTGTTCCTTGTTCTCCTTTACCACCTTCTTCTCCTTTACCACCTTCTTCTCCTTTTTGACCTTTTACACCTGTATTGCCCGTTGTTCCGGGACTTCCTTTAACACCAACAGGGCCACCTCCGTTCGCAAGAACCTGATCAAAGTTGTAATTTATTTTGTCAACTCTAATGTTATCAGCATCTGCGTTAAATAATTCTTTTATATTAATTGCCATTTTATGCTTTTATTTTTACTAAAGGTCTGATCTCATAAGAGAAGCCTAATCTTTTATTATATATTAGTCTAAAATTTAAAGGATTTGTGGGGTTTAATTTGAATGAATAATTGTTATCAATTTCATAATCTCCAGAATCAATGCTTGATAGACTACTTGCAGACTCTATATTAGTTGTGATTTTTTTAGATTCTCTAACATATAAGTCAATTGAAGAAATTGAGTATAGGCCTAATATATTCTCAGCAATATACCCTTCAACATCGTCATCTAATGTATCTACTCTTCCAAAACTATCAGCAACACTAACATATCTTCTTATTGTATTTCTTACTCCTCTTCCGTCTAAAAATTTAATTAAAGTTTTATCTAAATAAAAATCAGCAATTATCTCTTTATCGGTTTCTATAAAGTTAATTTCGCTTTTAGAAATACCTAAAGATCTAATTTCATTTATCTGCTCAATATTTTTAAACTTTGTTGAGGTAAAATTAAAAAGATCATATCCACCTCCTGTTTTAATTACACTAGACGCTATATAGCTTTTTTCCTCTACAATATTTTTAGTACCAGGTAAATTAGCAAATTTACCACCATCTAAATTTCTAGTATAATAGTCAGCTTCCCATCTAGACTTAAACACGTTTTTATCTTTCTTATCTATAGCTATTTCATTTATTAACTGATATTTAGGTAATAAATCATCAGCCTCTGAAAGTTTAATTACACCTTCAGTATCTATTTCATTTACCTTATGAAAGAAATGATTTTTTATAACTCCCCAGTTTAAATCATGATCAGGGTCTTTTATTTCACCTACGTTAAATAAAACACCACACCCATTCAGTTTTTTGTAAAGGGCAGTTGTTAATATATTTAAATTAACATCAGTAATATCATAATTATAAATAGAGCTATCATAGTATTCGTTAGGCCAATCTGTGTCTACTTTATGCATTGAAAATGGTTCACTAAACGTGACAATAGGTTCCATGTTTACAGTATAGTTTCCATTTTGTCTTACTAAAAACGCATAATATTCGCTTCTGTTTTGTATGTCATACCCTATCACTTGATTAGAAAGCTTAAATGATTTTGGTTTATTAATATCAACTTCAGCATAGAGGTTTGAAGTTTTTATTATTTGAAGCCCGTCATCGACTGATAATGAAAATCTATTTAATACTTCAGTTCCGTCTTCTTCAACGCTTACATAATTAACTCTATCGGTATTATTAAACATGTTAGCAATATTATTTGCAGATAGTAATTCTAAAGTAGCCTTATGTGCAAATACCCCACCGGAACTATATTCATATGTCGCACCTTTATAATCATTTAAAGAATAATATTGAGAAGGTTGAACCACTGACCCTATTCTTAAACCACCTGTTACTCTTAATGTATTATCACTAATTACATCAACGACTGTTAAATTATAAGTTAAACCTCCAATTGTAATATTTAAATCATTGTAAGATCCAGTGTCAGGGTCTTTTAGTATTTGAGTAGTAAAGCTTGGTTCAGAACCATCAGTTGCTGCAACTCCACTTATAACTTCAGTATTAGTAGATAAATTAACAGCACTTAAGTTTAATGCTCCACCTATAAGGCTATTTGCATATTGTCCGCCGAATATCTTGTGGTCTAATTCATATAACAGTTTTCTGTTTAAACCCTTATTAAAACCAGTATCACTTAAATTTAACTTTAACAACAAAGTTAATGTTTTAAATTTTTTATTTTCAATGACAGATATACCTAAAGAATTAGAAGAAGTAGTATCGAACTCAGTAATTAAACATGAAGAAAAACGATACCCATTAAATTCTGTATTTTTTATAAATTCTTTTGTTAATTCTTGATTTAATTCTTTTCTTGTTTTAGGAGTAAACTTTAAACCTTTAAATATAGTAGAAGCAAAGCTTTGTAAACTACCTCCTTCTAATATAGAATATTTTTTAGAAACTTTATTTTTATTAAACGTAGCATTTGCAGTTCCATCAAATTGACCATTGCTTAAAAAGTAAGCTTTAAAATAATCAAAGTTAATTGATTTTAAATCACTTTCACTTATTTTAATATCTCTTGCTAAATTAATGTAACTAAATATTTTATTACTAGTAGTAGAATTAAAATAACTAGGCACCCTATCTATGTAAAACCATTCATGTGTCATTTGACTAGGGTCTCTTCCTTCTACTTCTAAGTTAGGTGAAAAGTTAGTTTCACCAAAGGCTTCGTTAACATTTAAGTAGTATGGGTTTTCTCTAACATTTGTAGAATCTTTTAAACACCATTTATTTATAGTAGGTATAATTCTAGAAATTGTTGAAAAATCAGTAGTATAATTTTCCTTTAGCCTATCATATTCACTATATATTTTTTCTAATATAGAATCCTCTGTCTTTTCATCGTCAAGTATAGGTATTAAATTAGAGTAGTATTCTACACCTTCTTCAGTTAATGCATCTGCGTTTGAATATGCATAAGGAGGAGATGAATTAGCTGGTGAATTAGAATAGGTAACATTTTCTTCTAATTCAAGCTCTTTTAATTCAGAGTTAGAAGTATCATAAAAATCAAAATTAAAGTCATATATATCATAAGCACTAAACATTCCCCATTCTAATTTAAAATCTCTATAAACATTTGAAATTCCATTAATGCCTTTGTTTTTACTTTCTAATATTAATAAATTAAATTCAGAATCTATAGTTCTAGAATCTTCAACAACATTTATTATTTTATTAAACTCATTATTAGAGTCTAATAGATATTCTCCTACATTGATTTCATTAATATCATCTTCTTTAAGATAAACTGATTCATTCAAATTATTTCCGCCACTTAATGTATAAGCAGTGCTAGAAGACAAATAATTACTAGATATGTTTAAAGAATTGTTAATGTCTTCTCCTGTTTCTATTTCTAAAAACTGGCTATTTCCATTATTTAATAAAAAAGCAGCTAACATTCTATTGTAGCCCTTTATAGGAGACTTTATATAAATAACATCGTCTTTTAAAACAGTACTAAATCTTGTTTGAGACTCAATCATGTTTGAAATTGAATTGGCAACGTTATTTAAACTTCCATTTCCTGAAAAAGAATTTTCATTAAATTTACCTCTATTAATTGTGTTATCACAAGTAAACGTATCTTCAACTACTTTAATAGGTGTAAATGTTCTTTCAATTTTTAAAATAGACTCACCTATGTCTACACCAGGAAGAGGAGTAGTATCAGAAACACTGTTTAAAATATTAAAGGAGTGATTTTCTTCAAAATTATATTCTTTTTCTACAATGCTTATTTGATATTTTCCATTAATATTTTCTAAATCAACATTATATTTTCCAAACGTACCTACAACCGGATACCAACTTGATCTTATATTTTCTAAAGTTTCTTGTTCTGTTGCACCTGTAGACGCAATTATATAAGTACCATTGTTATCTACAATAAAATTAGCCTTAGGGTTATCATTTACATTTTTTACGACCGTAATAACAAATCTTTGTTTCTTTAAATTAGATAGAGTAAAACGATCGCCATTTATAGGATTGTCCGTTACTTGTATTTTTAAAAAGTCAGGTCCGGCTTCTTCGTTTTTAGTTAATTCAACAGTTCTATCTGTTTTTTTAATTCCTGTAAATAAACTATAGTCCTGATTATTAGTATCTATTTTTAGTTCTAAATTTGAATAGTCCCATGTTGCACCATTTTTAATATTATGATAATTTGAAAAACTTTTAACCCAACCTAGCATTGGTGATTTTTTATACATTTCTGAAATAGGAATAGAATAATAATGGTCTTGAACTGCCATTTCACTTAAGTCAAGCGTATGAGATATATTTGAAAATTTAACTAAGTCTTGTTCTATACTATCAACAGAACCCTCTCCGATCTTATGTTCATCTACATAAATTCCAAAGTATCTATTTATAGAAAATTCTAAACTTTCTTCGTCGTCAAATAAAAATTCTAAATTAATTAAGTTAGCACATACTAAAGAATTCCTAGAAAAACCTTCAGTTATAAATTGATTATATTCTATCAACGGTTTATCTACATCAACTGTATCTTTATATTGATATTCTCCTTTATTAGCAAATCCACCTTTTACCAAATCCACACCATTATAAAGAGTTTGTTCATCTTTATCAAATGAAACTGTCAATGGAGAGTTTGGAAAATTATCATCATTAACATAGTTTCTTAAATACTTTCCAACCTTACTATCTTTTGAAAGATCTATAGTTTTTATTAAAGTAGCTTTAGAAAGCATTTCATTAATTCTACTTAAATTATTATCATTACTAAAGGTAGTTGAATTTATAGGGTCTTCTATTCTATAAATAACAAATTTAGAAGGAATATTTTTATCTAACCAAATAGGAGCTAGCATTCTATAATTATAGTCATATAATTTAGAATAATTTAACGAAGTTCCATATGAATATGATTCCTCATACTGTTTATCGTAACTATCAAGTATTGAAAAATCAGAATAGTCTCTTTTAGTTTTAAATGCTAAATCTAAAGGAGTTGAATTTAATCTCCAAAATTTAGATAAATCATAAGCATATGATCCACTTTCTTTAATTAAATATTTTTTATAATTTGAATTAGCTAAAAGACTAGACGCGTTTATACTTTCAAGATACATATCATCGTCAGTAACTACTAATTTAACATTTGTAGAAAGCTTAGGATTAGTCCTAAGAATAGGCCTTGACACCTGGTCAACTTTACCATTATTCTCAATATCCGTTCTAATACTTCTAGCCATTAATCTATTTATTTTTAAGCATATAATTTATAAAATTATATATCACCTTTAATACATAAGACTACGCCACTGGTTTTTGAAGTCTAACGGTTTTAGTATTATTTAAGTTAAAGCCTTTAGGTTTATATTTTGCAAAAACTTCTAAATCAAATGAAAGTTGATTGTCAAAAGAATCAAACAAATCAATACCTATTTTTTTAGAATAAGTTAAGTTTGTAATTTTATTAGTATTTAACCCTCCTAACAACCCGTCTGATGTATCAACACCTGTTGCGGTAACACCAAAATAATCAGTCATTCTATATTGAAACACAACGTCTATTGAAATACTAGGTGATTTGCTACTTAGTGAATTTACTTGTTTAGTATCTGATTTGCCTATAATTCTTTTTCCAAATTTATTGTCACCATCTACTGATAGGTTTCCAATTCTTGTAGGAGATAAAAACAAATATGCTCCACATGATCTGCCTCCTAATAAAAACTGATCGTTGTCTTCAAAAGACATCTTTACAGATCTATTATAATTATATGCAGTGTTTGTCCCTCTTCTATATGCAGTTTGTAAATTAGCATATGTATCTTGACCCGCTTTTAAAGTTGAAAATTGTGCCATTGATGCATAACCGGCTTGAAAAAATGTAGAAGTTGCAGTATTGCTTACTGCAGCAGGTATTCTTGGGTGATCCACGTGTAAATAAATACTATCATCATAGTCTCCAGAAGTAAGGTTAGAATTTAAAATAACCGCAGTAGGGTTATTACTTCCATCAAAATTACCGTCCCAAATAAAATCACTTGTAACATCTCCAGCATCTCCTACTCCATTTACTCCGTAATATTCAAATCTTCGTGTTTCACTATCAGTAGCAGTGTTTGTTCCATCTAAAAATTCAAGAGGAGCTGTCGCGTACATTGCATTTTCACCAGCAACATCCATAAATCTGCTATAAATAAATTGACCTTTTTGTTGAGCCGATTGATGAGGAGCATCTTCATTATGATATTCTGCTAATTCATCACTAGAAATGTTTTGATACTGTATAGGTACTAAGTCATATTTTCCTTCAACCGTATAATATGTATCGTTTTGAATTCTATCCGTTAATACAATAGGATTTGCCACGCCTGTAGTTGAGTCAGGTGTAAAATCATGTGTACCCATTTCAAAAGTAACTTCATTTCCAGTAGTAGAAGAATGATGCACCGGTTCATCTCTCTTACCTATCATTCTTGCTATTAACTCAAGATCAGTAGCTTTACTATTTTCTAATAATAGTTTAAAGGTTTTAGTTACAACATGTCCTTTCTTAATATTTAAGTCAGCAACTTCATCTACATAATAACCAGCAAATAATCTAGTAGTTGTATTTGCGTCAATTGCAGTAGTGTTTCCTTCTTCATCTACAATAGTTACTTTTAATTCACCTTCTGCATTTTCTAATTGCTCTTTAAGACTTTCTATTTCTTTTTGTAAATCTATTAACTTATCAAAAAGGCTAATTGGAGTTTGTTCAGAAGATAAAAAACCAGATGCAATATTAGTTGCGCCATGTGTAAAATATTTTTCATTAGCAATAAAGCTATCAGCAATATGTGTATAAACTCCTTTAGAATCTAACTCATCTACAAGTTTTACATAAATAGTTTCTTTACCATTTTCATCTATAAGATTAATAATATCAGTTGTATCTAGCAAGCCTTCAGGAAACTGTACTAAAATAGTTTCGCTCCATTCAGATACTACAGGATTCGAAGGGTAGCCCGCTTCTGAAACTGCTTTTATTCTTATTTCAACATTTTCTCCGAAATTAATCGGTAGATCTAATTGATTAAAATTAACTTCTTGACCATCTTCAACGCTTTCTGTTATCCAAACATATTTACTAGTAATTACATCTCTTTGTCTTTTTCTAGTTGGAGTTTCATATTGATTCCAATTTGAAAAACTTGCAGTAGTTGTTTTATTATCTTGTGTAAATGGTATTTGTTCAATATTGCTTGTTTTACCACTTGCAGAAACATATCTATATTGAATTTTAAATTTTACGATTTCTTGTGGAAGTGTATCTGCGTTTGTTTTTGCTTCAGGCACTTTCCAAAACCCTCTAACTCTAAATTTAGGTTTAATATCAGTTACGTTTTGATCAGAGTTAATACTTTGAATCTGGTTTACAACAGAAGAATATAATTTAGCTTCACCGCTTCTCTTTTCAATAAGCGTATTTAAGTTATTTTTGTCTTTACTTTTTTCAATTTCAGATTTATATTTCTTAGTTGCAATTTCACTTCTCTTACTTACAATAGTATCATCTAATTTCTTAATGCTTTCACTAATTGTAATTTTGTCATTATTTAATTTCTTTATACTATCAAATGCATCGTTCTCAGTTAAGTGAGTATTTATTTGTACAACTTGAAAGTTAGTAGCATCTAATAATACTGGATCTGGCTGAAGACCAACCGTTGCTGGTGGAATAAAATCTTCTTTTAATGCTTTTATAAATTGGCCAAAATCAGAAACACTGTCTCTATAAAAAGCAGAAAGTGTTTGAGTTCCACCTGTTTGACTTTCAATTGTTAAATCGTTTGAATAAAAACCTACACCTGGTGACCAATTCTCTGCAATAATTTTAGAATCTGGATCAATCGCTTTAAAGAAAACAACTTGTCTTTCATCGAATCCTACATGAATGCCTAATGAAACTGAATTTTCTAAAGCTTTATAAATTCTTAATTGATCTGAACCTATTTTAATACTATCAAAACCTTCAGTTAACCTAAGTTCAACTTGCGTAGTACCATTATATACATTCTGAACTCTGTATCTTGTATTATTATTTCCACTGTTTACTAATAGTTCATCTCCAATTGAAATAAATTCAGTATCTTTTAAAGATTTATCACCATCAGTGTATGTTAACTTATTTAATGTGTATAATTTTACTGTTCTAATTACAGGCTCTCCATCAACTATAAATTCTCTTTCAGCATCTTCAACTGCCAATACATCAAAGCCTCCATAAAATTGAGTTGATTTAAAAGGTAAGTCTCTAACCTGTTCATCAACTGTAGCATTTGCTCCACTACTTATTAAATCTTCAACGAATGTTTGATAATTTATCTCATCTACATTTTTATAATTGTCATCAAAATAAGCAGCAGCAAATTCGTCGTTTGTTTGAAAAATATATCTTTTTACTAAAACTCTTTCTGTATCTGCTACAATTTGATTACTAACATCAAATTTAACAGTTAATAAAGGGTTTAAATAGTCTTCAAAAAAGTCATTATCTGTAGTTTCAAACTCAGTAGGAAGAGCAATGGAAGTTAAATCATTTGCAGCAGTCTTAAGTTTTCTTGAAATAATTTTTTTAAAACTACCATCTGGCATTTGAACAGTTGCATCTGCAGTTCCAACACCACTTAGTGCTTTAATATTATTTTCTAATCTTTTTATTTCTCTATCAATAAAGCCAAATGAAGGTATTTGATAGGTTTTAATTGTAGTAACACCATCATCATCAGGTGTACCAAAAAGGTCTACTGAAACCGTAATTGAATCCTTTTCACTAGTTATTGCTTCATTAATGCGTTCGAAAGTTTCTAATGCATTAGCATTCATCTGTGTGAATTGCTTAATTATTCCAGAAAATGAGTTTTGTGTGTCCATTTATTATCTTATAACGTCTATTTCAAATTCATACGTTGCCGCATTTGTACAAACAATTTCAAAATAAGGATCGTTTCCGACCTCAGCACTTGAAACACTTCCAATAAGTGTGTTAAAACTATTGGATTGGTTTGTATAAACATTGATGTTGTTGCTATCTAGGCTTAAAGCTTCAAAAACAACTTTATAACTTTGACCATCTTGCCATTTTATAAGTTTGTCATCTATGTATATATTAATATTATTATCTGCTGCCTGGGCAGTAGTCTTACCAGCAAGTCTCAGCTGATTAGAAAATTCTTTAAGTCTTGCCCAAATACCAAAGCCAGTTGCATTTGCAGGATCGTATTGGTTTGAGCTTGTAATTTCATTAGAAACGATTAACGTACTTTCATTCCATAAAAAAGGCTTTCCAAATACGTATGTTTTTAAATCGTTTTTAATTTTAATTTTATTAGGAACCGTTTTATCAACTACAATTCCAGGTCCATTAAATAAAACATCTACATTATATTGCACTTCAGATGGAACTGTACCGTCTATGAGTTGATTAATTCTTTGATTCGCGTTTGTGATTAATTGTAAAAGGCTATCACTGTCTGCTAAATTAACAGATGTGTTTTGAAATTCTGTTTCTAATTGGCTTATTCTACTTAGTAATTCAGTACTTGAATCCATTGACATTACTAAGTTTTCTAAATCATCAACTCTACTACTAATTCTACTATATCTAGCATTTGCATCTGATAATAATTTAGCTGCATTCTCTAACGCGCTTGTCGTATCCATGAATAAATCCATTGAGAATGTAGTAAAGTCATTAATATTAACTTCGACGCCTACATTATCAAGAGATGAATTAAATTTAATATTTAACTTAAGCCCAAATGCATTTCCATTTAAACCGGTAATTTCATTTGGTTTATATTTAATAAGTTCAGGAATATAAGAACTTGCCGCTGCACCGGGATTGTCTTGTGGATTGTCTAATATTAATACACCATAAAGATTAGTTTCTCTATTTGCTGGCACAGATTCACTATATAAATCATAATAAACAAGAATTGCATTAAATCTAAAGTCTCCTCCTTGTTTAGCAAAATCCTGTAAAGTAATTATGTCTGAGTTTGAAGCTATTCCATGATAGTCTGCAGATGTCCAATCTATTTCATAATTAGGAGTAGAATTAACATCAATATCATAATAAGGAATTAAGTTCGATGGATCCGATGTATCTACCGTATCTACTAACGTTTCTAATTCCATATTAACATCTGGATGTGTTTGTCCGTTTCTACCGTTTATGATAGCCTCAGGGTATATCTTGTTCGCCGAGGTATTATAATTATCAGAATTAAATAAAACTGTTGGAGTATATCCAATTGACGAGGGTACATTAATATATACCTCGTGGTATGCATTTCCTTTATATTGAATATCGTTTCCTACGTCTATACTTCCTAAGTATTTGACGACTCTATCATAGTCTGTTCCTGTTCCAGTTGCATTTATTTCTTCAGTGCTTAAACCTGTTTGAGTTGCTTCAGTTGAATCGGCGGTTTTAAATCTGATAGCACCCATTTTGTGTAACCACTTAAAGAATATTTTTTCAGCGTCCGAACCATATAGCGCGCTATCAAAATCATCGTCTTGTAAAATAAGCTCTTCTAAATTAAGAGCATAGTTTTGAAAAGTAATTGCAAAATCATGTCCAGCATTTCCAACTGGAGAATAAGCTACGTTACTATAGTCTAACATTTGATCGAAGTCCATAGTATTTTTACCACTTACTGGTTCTTCAAAATTAGGAATATCTAAAAGAGCGTATCTACTAAACTCAAATTTAATATCTGGGTTTTGGAAAGCTCTTGTCAAATCTCTAGTACCACTTGCAAAAGCGTACATCGTTCCTCCCTGTATCTGTGGTGTTCTAACTAGTGGTGTAGCCATTTATAATAAGTTTTATTTTTAAGCAACAGTTGCACCGTTTGCACTAATTACATACCATACGCTATTAAAAGTTCTACATGTAAGTGTTTCATTTGCAGCACTAAATGTTGCAGTAGTTCCTCCTCCAAATGTACCAGTAACACTTCCACTTGCTGTTGAAATTAATGTTATTTCATAACCATCTGTCGCAGTAGTTCCTAAATTGATTCCAGCAGTGGGATCAATAAAATAAGATGAGTGAGCAAAAGACGTAATATCTGATGTTAAAGGAGCAGCAGCTGTACCATTTACACCGCTCTTAATTATCGCAGCGCCGAAACCTACGTTTGCGCTAATAGTTGTTGCAACTCCAATAGTAGCAGACGTAGCATTTAATGTTGTTCCGCCGTCTACTGTAAGTTGACTTGTTGATACTGTAACTCCTGAAAGAGTTGCAGCAGTTGGATCTAGATACCCCTTTAAACCTGTAATTTCATCTTCTAATGTTGTGAAATTATCATTTAGAGTAATTCTTGATGAAGAAAGAGAATCAGTTCCTAAAATTTCTGTAACCGCCATAGTTTTATTTTTTTATTTTACAATTATCATATTTCTTTCGACAATATTAGTATTGCCATTAGTATCTTCAACTTCCGCTGAAATTCTATAAGAACCCGCTTCCTTAAAGATATATGTCAACCACATATTATCATAATATATATCACGTTCTATTTGACTACTATCTTTATATATCTTCCAAATAGGTGTCTTAATACCCGCCATTTGTGATTTATCCAACGCAAAGGTAATATGTGTCGACCTTTCGACCTCTGCACTGCCATTAATTATTCTAACAGTATCAAAGGTAGGGTTGTAATTTACATAATGTACTTCTCCTAAAACATTTCCATTTGTGAGTTCAACTGTTTCAAAATCATACGTTCTAGAATAAGCTCTACCTACACATAACATAAATAAAAACACATCATTAATTCCATCGTTATCTGTATCTTCAAATACTGGATTGTAATTAAATTTACTTATTATAGAGTCAGTAGAATTATTTAATTCATCAGCAATGGCTTGCCATCCCGCTATGTCTGTATTTCCACTAGGCGTTGTTGCCAATATCGTATGTGTTCCTGTTTCTGTTAAGTTTGTAGTTGGATTTAAATGAGTTAATGTTAATACGCTACCCTGTTGAATGTCATCTATTTTAAAACTAGCTGTTAAATCCATTCCAATTCTAGTAGCATTCCACCAATTATATTTCCCATCTATCCATCTAACATTTTCCATCTCATCCCATGAGTAAGGACCAGTAGTCTCGGCATATCCAGTTGGGTTAGACAAGTCAGTATCTAAATATCTTCTAACGGTACTAAATATCTTTCCTTGGTCTTCGTCTTTAATATAATTTGATCTATCCATTGTAAGGTATAAGGATTGAAAACTATCTTGTACTTTTTGTAAATTTTCTGAAGGAATATCCCAATATCCACCGGTTTTATTCCATGCTGTTTTCCAATCTTTCCATGCATTGTTTTCTTTCCATTGATAAATTCCATAAATTTCAAGAGGTTTTACTTTAACGTTAAAAAGATCTGATTCTTTTCTAAAGCTCATAAATCCCTGTAAATCATACATTCTAAGTTCAACTGTATAATCTCCTTCATGTGGAACAATCATAGGAAACCTTAAAAAACCAGGATGAAAAGTTCCATCAGCTTCATAATATCCAATACTGCCTCTAAAATTTTGTGAATATCCTTTAGGACCTGTAACTACCCATTCTAATTCGTAAACATGTTGTTTCCACCAATTGTTCCAAGTAATTGTAGGATCGATAGCATCTAACCAAGTAAAATTAGCAAATTCCCATTCATGTGGAAGTGACGTACATTCTAAAATAACAGGAGCCCCAACAGGAATAGAATGTTCACCGGGAGTATCATTATTAAAAGTTTCCTTTTTATTTATATAGTAGTTATTGTAAAATGTTTCAAAATCTGACAATAAAGTTTCATAGTCTGTTTCGCTTAAATTTCCAAATTCATTTAATTGAATAGGTTGAAAATCTACATTATCTATTAGGATTCCACTATTAGATACTAGCGCATAGTCTTCAATATAAAGTTGCTTATTTTCAGGATAGACTTTAAATTCTACATCTTTACCTTCATTGAATGAAGCAATAGGTTGTTGATTATTCCAAACGTTTAAATTTTTCTGATCGAAATAACTGCCTTCTCCTGTAATATCTATAATTTTAGCCTGTAATGGTAGATACTCTTTTTGTAGTTTATTTTTAAGGCCATATAATTTAATTAAAATTTCTTCAGGTGTAAAGTCAAAAACTTCTTGAACATTAGGAATATCCCAATAATCAAAAGTTTCATCTGGCTCGTTTAATTTATAAACTAATGAAAACCTACTTGTTTTTTTCATTGTAGTTGAAGGCAAATTAAATTGCTTTCTTTTCTTATAGCTAAATCCTGCATTTCTATCTGGAACTGAAACTGCTTTTAGTTTTCCAAAGCTATCACTGTCTTGATTTATATTTAGCCAATATTCTTTAAGTGTAATTTTATTATAGCCAAAAAAGTCAATTGCATTTAAGACAGCTTTATAAGTTCCAATAAAAGGTTTAATGTTATGTAATTCTAAAAGTAGCTCTTTTCTCTTTTTATTCATGAGCATCCAATCGATTCCCATTTCATTGATGTCATGTTCTTTAAAAATTATAAAATCACCGTCATCGAGCGTAGCACCTAAATTTTGCAATAGGTCTCTCATTCTTTCATCTTCACCTACAGTCTCACCATAAACTACAATTTCAGCAACTACGTGGCCATCATTATCGTCTGTAATTATTAAAGTTCTTTCATGTCTTTTTTCAAACTGAGATGAAAGAGCAATGTTAGCTTGAATAGCAGTGTTTGTGAAACCGTTTACGGTCTTTAAACCTGCGACTATAGAAACAACGTCAGTATGGTCTAACACTTGAATATTTAAACCATCTAAACTTTGCACTTTTACTACATTATCTTCTAATTGAGTTCCATATATAAAAACATCTTCACTAGAGTACCTATCTGCTTTCCAACTAAATGTAAAATTACTACCACTACTATTTGCAGAAATAGGCCTTCCATAAACAATATGCCCATTAGAGTCTACTAATTCTTCTAATATAAATAAATTAAAAGTCTCATATAGACCTACTGATACTTCAGGTAAATAGACAACACCATTCCACTTTTCATTAGTAGCATCATAGTCAAGATTTAATTCATTCTCAACCCCATTAAAAAACCTTAAATAAGAATATTTAGCCATTATCTTATGTTTTTATCATCTTTACTTGATGTGTAATTTTTCCAATTTTTCATTATTCTAATTTGCTTAGTAGTGTTATAAAAATAATCAGTACAAAACTGTATAAAATCTAACATCGTTTGATTTCTAACAATATGTCTAGATATTCTATTTGTTATCATATCATTTTTATAATTATAGCCTAATCCTTTTTTATCATCTTTCGCTGTTTTTCTAGCATCATAGATCTTTTCTCTTTTGTACCTATATAAATCGTCGTATAGTCCCATTATCTTGCTTTTCTATTTCCTGCCTGAACTCTACTATAAATCGTTCTTGGCACCGGAGGGTTATCAAAATATAAAGACAATGAAGCCATTTCTCCAATTGCTGGCTCATCTTTTACTAAGTCTCCGTTTCTATCTTCCCATCCACCTCTAAATATTGCAACCTCTTGTTTATCTAAAATAATATCACCATATTTATCAAGTCCTATTTTATTATACCAATCCTTTATTGCCTGTTCTCCAGTTACCGGTACTAATAATTCAGGATTGTCTAAGGTTATTTTTTTAGTTTCTTCAGTTCTCTTAAAAAATACAAGTCTTTTTTGATCGCCATCTGCTCCTTCTAATTCTGGAGTTGAAGGAGTCACAGTCACTTGATTATAAGTATAATATCCATCTTTTCTTGCCTGTTCCTCAATACTTGATACGAATTGTACATTTACGGCATCTACGCCTTCAATTGCTTCTATGATTGCAATAATATCACTTTTAGGTAATTTATCTCTACGTATAATTTTTATTAAATAATTTGAGATCGCAGCTCTAATATCATTAAAAATATCTTGTTGCTTAAAACCTTCAAACCATCTAATTGAAATATCCATCCTATACTTAACTGCTTCTGGCTGTACAAAGATTGCTTCACTTGTAACCATTTGCTGACCGCTATCTTCAATTACACCAAGCATTCTATCAGTCTCATCTTTACCAAAGAAAAACTCACTTTCATTAACTGAAAAATAGTCAGTTCCACTTAATAATCTTTTTTCTAAATCTGGAATTGCAAAAATATAAATTACATTGTCATCATCTAAATAACCATCACTTGTAGTATTGTATGCATCTAAATAACTGAATTGTGCATATCTACTTAAAAAATATTCATAAGCATCTGGGTTTGCAAGTACAAAACTTTTACTTGCTAAAGGCGCCATTAACTTTGTGAATTCAGGCGTTTCAGGATTTGCACCCATAAAAGGAGATGTAGAAGTTTCAGTTTCTAATAATTCATTTAAATCATGTGTTTCACCAGTAGAATCTTTACCTTCACCAATCCATTTAAATGTTAAGTCTCCTGCTTGATTTAAGTTACCTTCTGCTCCATCACATTTAATATATTCAACCTCAATTGCAGCTCCATTTACTGGTATAATACCAAAATTACCAGTTCCAAAATAAACGTCTAAACCGCCGCTAATTCCAGTTTTTATTAAATAACCCTTATCACTTGCTAACATTTCATAAAGGCTATTATACTTTCTCCATTGTTCGCCGTTGACACTTACTTTTACTAAATTATGATCTGTTGTACCCTTTGTTTGAATATTAAAACTTTGCATGCTTTCTCCATTACTTGTAAGAGTTTGCATTTCAAGTTTGCCTTGTATAATATTTGCTCTAACCCAATCATTACTACTTTTTGGTAATAAAAACTCATCTTTATCTGTTCTTAAAAAATAAGTTAAACCATTATTGTCATAGGCTATTTCAGTATTAGGATCAATAATTAAATTACTACCTGCAACATCGTCACCTGCACCTGGCTTCCATCTAAAGCGTATTTCACCAGTTGCTGCGAAGCCTCTAGTTGCGTCATGCCCAGCAAGTCTTGCAAGTCCATGAATTGACTCAGGCTGTTGAGCTGTATAAATATTCTGTTCAACGGTAGAGTCCTCTATATAGAACAAGAGCATCTCATTCATTTCGGCCATTACCTCAAGAATTTGAGAAAATGGACTTGCCGTTGTAAAATAGTTTCCGGCTTTCTTATAAACTCTACTTAAATAAGACCTTGTATCAGATACAATGTCTCCTGCAGTAGCTCTAGCCTTATCTAAAAATTTAAAATCTGCCATTCTTTAATCTTTTAATTTACATAAACACCAACTAAATATTTAGTGTCTACTTCTATGTTTATTTGAGCAATATCTCTAACCTTTCCTTTTGTAAATTCAACATCAACTTTAGTGCCATATTTATTTGCAAGTGGACAGTATATTTCTATTTGGTCTTCTATTGCTTTTTTAACTTCAAACTCATTAAAATTAAAACTGTATATCATTTTTTCAAGGTCTCCTCCAAATTGACTATCCCCTAAAACATCTCCTTTGTTTGTAAAAAGAAGAGTCTCAATTTGAATTAAAAGTTGGCTTAATTCATTTTCAACATCAACTCCTTTCGGATCAAAGTTAGGATCACCTATCGTCTTTATATATAGTTCCATTAATTATTTATCTATATTTTTATGAGTGCATCATCCAATCTACACCTTCATCACCTTTAATTTCTTCAAGTACCCTTTCCATTTCTTCATCTCCCATTGATTTAATACCATCATAGTCTATTTCAACTCCTCCTGGTAAAGAGAATTTAAAGACTCCTAATTTAGCACCAACCGCTTGTTTTACTTTAGCTGCAACATATCTAAAAAATATTTCATCATTATATAATGCACAGTTTTCAATACTTTCATAACACTCAATTATTACATCACCTTTAGGAGTATCTCCCATAAATTTAAGCTGACCTGTTAGTTGTGAATAGTGAAAACTCAAAGGGTTTTCTAGGATTTGACGAGCCATATCAAAATAACTTTGGTTAATTACATAATATTGAAGTTCTTCTGCAGATTCAGCTGCTCCTGTTCCTGCAAATGAATTACTAAAAAACATTTTTTCAATATTAAAATCAGCACCGCCTGCAAATCTTAAATCTAATCCACTTCCACCTGTATTCCAACCAGATGCAAGGTCATACACTCCATATATTGAAAAGACTTCACCAGCACCTGATGTTGCATTTTCCTTTGGAAAGTTTAAAGTTCTAGTTGTCTTAAAACTTTGACTACTAAAAACTCCATTAGGTACATGAAAATAGTTTTCTCTAAGACTATATTCATAATTTTTCCTGAACCATTTTACTGCTCTTTTTATAATGTTTATTATTTCAGCTTGTGGCAAATTAAGAGGTACCATACATGCACCTGTTATTTCTGAACCTACTTCATTTAAAAATTCAGTTAAACAGTCTGTGCCATAATCTCTACCTTGACTTAAATCTATATTGTCGCCGCTTCTAATATCACTCATTTTTTAATTAATTTTTTTACTTGTTATTATTTCAGTACCATCAAACTCTGCCTCTTTGCTTATTTGACCATGTCTAAATATTCCTCCAATCATTTTACCTTTAAACACAGAGTCCCACTGAAACACATAACTATTTTTAACTTCACACGTTTGATTAGTGTAACATGATTCAACCTTAGAATCTTCTACTTTAGTTCCTTGATACAAATTACATCTTTTTAAGCTTCCGGTTTTTATTTGACATCTAAAAAAGTCACAAAAGGTTAAAGAACCTGAAAGCTCACAATCTATAAAATCATAATTATGTAAATCAAAACAATATTGCAATTTACCATTTCTTACTTGTACTCTACTTAAATCACTATCATAATTAATGTCTCCTTCTACTAAACCACCGTGACTAATTAGTCTTAAGACCTCCATTAATATTTTAGGCCAATACATATCTATTATTTTTTTATCATTTTTTAAATCAACATATAAATTAATTTCAGGATAATATTCTTTTAATTTATTCCAGTCTTTTAATATTTCTGTAAACTTGTGATTTTTATTTAAAATTCTTTTTAATTCTATTAAGTTTAAGTCAGTGTACTTTTGTTGATTTGCAATTGACCATGTTTGTAAAATAAAACGATCCAATAAATATAAAATATTAGTTGTCTTTTTTTCATAATCTTTACCACCAATATATCTAAATTCTAAATAACCTTGTTGTAATTTTTGAAAGTTTATACCATAATATTTTTCAACAGCAAAGTGAAAGACATGTGGGTTTATATTTTGACCTTCATAATAATTGTGGTCTATTTTAGGCATTATCCACTTTATGGATTTAGCATAAACACTATCCTTTCTATTATTAAATAATTTATAAATTTCAGTCTCATTAAATCCTAAAATAAATTTAAGAGGGTCCATTTTAGAAATAAGACCTTTATTGCCTGTTTTTTTAGTATCAAAACTTACGTTTAAATGAATAGAACTTTTTTCAGTGGTGTAACCATTTTTTTGAATCCAGCCTAATACCTTTATTATAGTATTTCTTGCAACGCTATAAGGAATAGGAGCAGTAATAAGTTCTATGAGACCTTTACCTCCACTCATATCAGGTTCCATTTTATATTCATCTTTAGTCGGAATAAAGTCACTATGTGCCTTACCTTCTAATCTGATTTTTTTACCTAGTAATATGGAAACCTCTTTTTTAACATCTTCAAGCTCTTTATCAGAATAAAATTCAAATTCTATTCCTACAAGAGAGTCTTGTAAAATGCTTTCTTTACCTTTTTGCTTTGTAATTTGATACGTTAACATGTAATATTAAATAATTATTTATTTATATATCACATTTATTTATTACCTAACTTACTCCTTAGGTAACTTTAAGAATATCTTTTTAGTCTCTTCTTCTATTTTTGTAATTAAAACATCAATCTCTTGTTTAGGTTTATATGTTTTTATTTTATCTTCACCTATTTCACTGACATGTAATAACCCTACAACTCCAGTTTCTAGTTCAATAAATAACCCATAATCTTTACACGTTTTAACAGTAGCCTTTACTTTAGAAGGTACTTTATACTTTTTATTAATTTCTAACCACGGATTTATTTCAACATCGTCTCTTTGAGTTAATGTAATTTTAGTTTCAGAAATAATATCTTTAACTTTAAATTTAATTTCCTCTCCGGGTTGAATTTCTCTTTTCTTATGTTTAGCTAATGTATCGCCGTCTAAATCATTTATATGGATCATTCCAGTAAGGCATTGATTAAATTCACAAAATACACCATATTTAGCAGAGCCAGTAACTGTTCCTACTATGTCTTGCATTAAGTTTTCTTTAAGTGTTTCAATAGCTTCAGGAATTAAAGTTTTAAGATATGCTCTATGAGAAACTACCATTATTTTTCTTTCTTTAGAAAAACTAACAGGTACTACATAAATCTCTTCATTAACTATACTTTCGAAGTTATGTAATTTATTAATACCAGCTAAACTACCTGGCATAAAACAATCGATGCCGTTAACCGTAATCATATAACCTGCATCTTCTAACATTCTTTTAACTTTTCCTATCCAAGCAGTACTTTGATCCTCTATCGCGTTTAACATTTCTTGAAAAGTAGCACGTTTAGTTCCTTCACTAACACTTCCAAAAATAGGTTTACTATCATTTAATAAAGAAGTAATTATCACATTAACCTCATCTCCAGGTTGTATGTTTTTAAATTCACCTTCTTCTTTTGAAAGATTCACATAAATTAATTGTCTATACCCTACATCTATACTTGCAGTACCGTCAGTAACCGCATATACTTTTCCAGAGTATGCAGACCCGTATTCAACCTTAGTAATAATATCATGCTCTTCAATATGTCCAATCATTCTATTATAAGTTTCTTGGGCATATGGCTCTCTACTGTATACTTTATGTTTAGGGTCTTTAACTTTTACGTGAGGGTTTGGTGTTCTTAGAACTTTTGGGCAAGTAGCTTCATAGCCATCCCAATCGAAGTTTCCATCTGAATCAAAGAAGTCTTCGTTTGATTTTAATACTATCATTTTTATTTTTTTAAAGGTTAAACTTATGAATTATATATCTATTAAATTATTCTATCTTGACAGCTGGCGGAAGTATAGGCGTACCTGGTAAATCAGCAGCAGGTTGTTGACCAGTTGGAGTTGCCTGTGTTACAGGTATAATATCTCTAGTAACATCCGGGTGAACATCAATTGTAATATCAGCTCTCTTAATTTGATCGTTAATTTCTTTAGCTAAATCTGGCATCACATCTTTTTCAAGCCAATCTATTATATTTTCAGAAAGTTCTTTTGACATTTGTCTTGAAAACTCTCTCCACATTTCTTTTTTAATTTTTTCAATAGATTCTCCAGGAGCAGGTCTATTTAAAGTCACATAATCATCTACTTCTTTTAAGGCGTTGTATATACCAGCCGGCGGAGATATTAATTGATCAGCCTTATGCTCTATTTTAGTTGAGTCAGGTGGAAATTTGTCATCTCTAAGAATACTTTCACCTCCCTCTATTCTTAACCTAAGAGCCGTTCTTTTTATAATACTTCCAAATATTTGTTTTAATCTTGCTTCTAATTCTAAATCTATTAATGCCATTTTTATTCTGTTTTACTAATTTTACTTAATTCTGTTCCTGATAGAGGTACCGTCGGAGGTGTTGTAGGAATTCCTAAATTTCCAAGGTGTGTATGTGTATTAAATAATGCTTGAAAGGTATTTCCTTTAATTACTTGTTCAAGTGCTATTTCACCAAGCTCAACCTTTGGGCTATTAACATGTACCTTTTTACCTTTAACCTCTACATCGCCATCGGTAAATACCTCAACCTTACCTTCTTGATCAGTGTGGATATGTATTTCACCAGTTTGTTTTACATTTATAAAAGGCTCTGTTTTAATTCCATCACCCATTGAAACTATTAAACCTTCATTCGGTTCATAATAGATTCTAAATTTATTATCAACATCATAAACAATTGATTGAGCTTTAACAGCTTCCTCAGCGCCTAGCGCTTCTAATATTTCTGTTTTAAATGTATTTCTATCATTACTGTTAATTGTATAAGTATATTCTGGATGGTAAATATCTCCATTGTCAAATTTAATAGAAACAATATCTCCTAATTTTGGAGTAGAATAAGTCCCTATCATATTACTATTCGACGACGTTGCCCAGGGAATAGATTCGGTTGGTATTTTATCAAACTTACCGTATACCATTACCCTACACCTACCTTGAAACAAAGGGTCTGCGTTATCTACAACTTTTCCAAGCCAGTGGGTGTCTCTTAAATTATCTTTATATAATTCTTCAGGTTTCATATATTATATATCGCGATTAATCTTCTTCCCAGGTTTTAAGTACTTCTTCGATTTCTGCTTTATAGTTTGAGTAAAATTGCAAATCTTCAAGGGATTCCATTATTTCTCCGCTTATAATTCTTTTTGCAAAATCTCTTATTTTAAGATTGATTTCTGATTCCATTATTCGTTAATATTTCCTAATCGCTCGTCATTTTCAGAACTCTTAGGTGGATAAACATTATCCGGTGTTAATGCCCTTTCATTTTCACTTTGTGGAAAAATGTTAGTGCTTTTTAAATCTATTTCAGGAGAAGTATCAGGAATTAAATTGTCTCCTATACTTCCTCCAGCTCCACTGCTTATATCTCTTTCATCTTCTCCACTAACAAGCGGCTTAATAGCATTTATAGAACCTGCATTAAAAGCATCTTGAAGATTTGACAAAGTATTTGCACCATACACATTACCTAAAAGAAGTTTACCTTTTAAATTATCTAAAGCTCTTTCCGCGGCTGCTGTGCCTGCAGTGATTATTTGATTTCCTGCATCAACTGCAGCTGCCATACCTTTATTTGCTAAATCATTTAATATATCATTATCAAAAGGACTAAGTGGATCAGCATCTTTATAATTAAAAGCAGTTAAATACTCGACTTCTGATATTCTGGCACCTTGATAGTAAAAACACATTTTATGTTTTACCGGAGCAGATATATCAACGTTGCTTATTTCACTAAACATTTTACTACCATTATCCCAATCAAATTTACAATTATCTAAACGCGTAACAAATCTTGGTCCCATGCCTTTAGCTTTCCAATCTAAAACATCTGAGTCTAATCTATCTTGCATCATCTTATAACCATCAGCCGCCGACATGCTCGTTACAGAGTCTAATGCCGCTTTCCTATCAGCTCCACTCATTCCTGCTAATTTTTTGACAGTATCTACATTTGAGTCTGCTCCTATGAAAGGTACAAAATTTCTTATTTCTTGTACATGTACATAAACTCTAAATTTTCTTAAATTACCAGGTAAAACCTCAACATATCTATTAGTATCTATAACACAGCTTCTATATAAGTCAAATATACCAGCAATTGTAAAATCAAGAGTGTCTAAACAATCTATTTCAATTTTAGCATCTGCAAAACCATAAGGGTCTTTTAAAGCTCCATAAGTATGCGCAGCTTCTAGACCTGTAATGCTTTGCCAAAACCATGGCATTTCTAAATTAATCTTTTTCAAATACTTTATAAATTGTTCTAGTTTTTGAGCTCTAGCTTCATCTCCATAAACGTCTCTTAAAAAAGCAGCAGCTTTACCATTAAACAGTGGAGAGCCAGAACCGGTCCAATCAAATATTAAGAAAAAACTTAAAAAGGTAGGTTCATCATATGGATGCCCTCCTTTAGCTTTTGTAAATTTGTTTTTATTTCCTTTTAACATTCTATAAATTATTTGCTCTCGTTGGCCATTCTCTTCTTAAGAGAGTTAATCTTTGCGTTAGGGCTTGATCGCCATCTGAGTATATATATTCTATTCCACCTACAATATAATGTCCAGTTGTAAAATTGTCTGGTTTTATTGGTGTTTCTTCAGCTTCACCTTCATTTTTACTTTTAAAAGCTTTGTCATCTACCTTAACTCCTTTTTCTTTTAATTTCTTTTCTTTAGCATCTATAGCTTGAGACTTTTTCTCTTCATATACATACATCATTACTGGTATTTTTTGGCACATATAAATACTTGGATTAAAACTATCAAGCTCTACTATTAGTTTCATCTTTTCAAGTTCTTGTAGATTTTGCCAATTATTTAATATAGAGTATTTTCTATTTAGGTGTACATTACCCTCTAATGTAAAGTCTTGCATTCTACCTACCCATTTATATTTTGAATGATTATCATATTCATCTTCCCCTCTTCTACCCTTTAAAGGTTCTTCAATGTCTCTGATATTTTTACTTGTAAATGATTCTACGTCAAATTCAACTAATCTTTCTTCTTCCCATTTAGATGGATTTGTTTCTTCAAGATCGTCCCACATTTGTAATATTCTTCTATAACCATTTAATAATGATATTTTACTTGAATTATTTTTTAAAGCAAATTGAGATACTTTAGCATTAGTTTTATCAAATTGAATATTATTAGTTAAAAGTAATTTTGTTGATATATTGTCTTCATCTTCACTATTCGCATCTTCGCTATAACTTTTAGAAAGAGATGTAAAGTTTTCTTGCATACTTTCAATGCTTACGTTTTCAGAATTAAAAATACGATTTATCTCTACAAAGTTTAAATTATAATACTGATCTATATAAAAGGTTTGAAAGCTTTCTTCATTCACATACGAAGAGCTAACTACGTCTTTTATATATGTAAGAGAAGTATCATAAGATTGTATTCTATTCTGGACATCTGATGTAGAGTCTACATTTGTTGCTAAACCGAGTTTTAATTTAGATGCTATTTCTTCAAGATGGCCTAAACTTGTATTTTCACTATAAAATACACAATCTTCACTGAATAAACCAGGTATTTTACAATTACCTGAAAAGCTATATTCCTTTTGACTACTAGGTAAACCTTTAGTTGGAGAGTTTATTGAAGTAATATTAAAATCCATATGGATACTTTTAAAAGTATCCTGATTTTTAGAATTAATATAGATTGTAATTACATCTCCATCTCTTGGATATTGGTCTATGTCAAAAAAACCTTGACTATCTTTTACCGTAATAGAAATAGTAGGGTATTTTTTATTGATGCCAACTATTAATCTAAAAGATAATATATCTTTGCTATCAAATAAATAACCATTGATTATAATTCTAGGAACGTTAGTTCCAAAGCTTTTAGTAGTTTTATCTCCACCATCACCTTCATTACCTCCTTCTAACTTAACCTCAGTTGGCCTAATCGTAGGCTCTATCACAGACAATATATTATTATTTAACTCCATATATTATTTATCTTGATTATTTTCCTTCGTATTTAGAAAATGTAACGGTTTGAGTTGTTTCAGAAGAACCATCTGACTTTACAATAGTTTTAGTAACGGTTTTAGTTACCTTATCACCTTCAATCTGCTCAGACTGATTTACTGATTGATTTCCTATTTTATTACCATTTTCATCTAATGCACTTGACATGTTAGTTGAAAAATTAGAGGTTGACGCAACATCAGAACCTATTACTGTACCATCAAACGTAGTTGCAAGTTTTATTGCATCCTTTGAGCTAATTCCACTATTTTCTATTTTAGCAATTTCAGCGTCTGTTAATTTTTCAGATTTATTACTTTGTAATTTATTTGCAATAGAATCTGCAATAGAATCTGCGACAGGATCTGAAATTGATTGTTTTTCTGTTTTTTTAACTGAATAGTTAGATTCAGGAGTTCCAACACCCATGCCCATCTTTGTGGTTGTAGTTCCGTCTGCGTTTTTAATTATTTCAGAATTGCTAAAACCAGATTTTAACATATTCGGTGGAAGTACCTCTTTAATCTTATATTTCTTTTTAAGGAAGTCAAGTCTTCTTTGATCTTTTTTAGTCAATTTTTTACCATCTATAAATGATTGTCTAACTATATTATCGATTGCTCCGTCAGGTCTTTCTAGTTTTACAATTAAAGAATTTTCAACAGGTATTTTTAAAACGTCGCCTTCATTAATTGAAAAAGGATCAGATATGCCGTTAAATTTTAAAATATATTCAATGTCTGCACCGCCATCTGCACCATATTGATCTTCAGCAATAAGGTCTATTCTACCAGCATCATCTGCTCTAACCTCATATTCAGTAAATGGCACTTCTTCTTTATCTTTAAAAATAAAAGTAGGCTGTGTCAATATTAATTTGCCACCTTCAATAATTTTATCTATAACCGTTTTAAAATTCATTATCCATTTGCATATTTTGCAGCCTTTTTAAAGAAGGCTTTTGCTTGAGCATTTTGTCCATTATCTTTATTACCATACGCGCTTACATCAAACGATTCAGTAGGATCTATTACTCCTTTTTCTGGTAAATATAATCTACCTTTACCTGCATTAAACATTGATTCAATATCAGACTTATCTCTAGGTCTGTTTGGTTGCAATTGAACTGTAACCTTTAGTTTTGTAGGAAAGTCTTCATAACCTAAAGGACCATCAAATTGAAAGTCAGTTTTAGTACAACCTAAATTTCCAATAACGGCAATAGGGTTTAATGGATTTCCAATTGTTAGGTGCCATTGACCAGTTGATTCACCTGTTAAAAATGCGTTCGCAACTTGTCCACCTTGTGGTCCACCAAATAATTCCATCAATCCACCTCCTAAAACATTATTAAGTACTTTACTATCTCCCATTTTAGATAAATCATCCATGATGTTACCAAAACCTTTTCCAATGTCTTTCATTACACTACCTAAAAAACCCTTATAATCTCCTTTTTGTAATAGTGCAAGGTTTCCAAAAGGTTTTCCAATATGTTTACCACCTCCTGCATATCTTAAACCACCTCCCCAAAAAGGAGCGTTATTATAAGTTAGTAATAATAAATTAGCGAGTACATCTAAAAAAGCAACTTTAGGACTTGTGTTAGGAATACCTTTTAAATTATATTCAAAAACTATACTAAAGCTTTGGTCAAAAGTTAAACCACTATCTCTAACTTGCATGCTATTTATAATATTAAGAGGTGCAAATGTATGATTAGGGTATGTTTGTTTTAAAGGGTCCCAGTTGTCTCCTTGTGCAAGTCTTCTTTTTGTTTGTGCAGCACTTTCTCCTTTTAGGGCTCCTTGTATTTGTTGAGATTTTGGAAGTCCATCTAAAAAACCACCTACAAACCCTCTATCTCTTGGTTTAGAATCTATTGTTTGAATATTAGCTTCTGCACTTTTCCACTTAAAACCTACGCTAAATTTTAATATATCGTTTAAATTATTACCTGCGCTTTCTCCCATCCAAGTCACGGCCTGTGCAAGGGCAGGTTGAATATTTGCTATTTTCTTTTGTTCCTTTGCACTATAAACCATTGGATTTATAATATTATCTTCAGCTGGAAATGGAAACCTTCTTAAAGTTAACATGTAGTTATTAGGTATTTTTCCATAATATTTACAAAAGACAAAATCTTTTTGTGAATATGTATAGCTAACAGATTTATTGCATTTTTCTACTAAAATATTTGCAGTAGGATTTAAGTATTGGTTATTAGCTCCTCTACTTTCTCCTAATACAGCTTTATTATAGTCCACACTATTCCCTTCACCTCTATATTTTAATAAAGACCAAGTGTTTTGTTTACTTCTAACAGCAGCTTCTCCATCTATGTTTGTTTTTCCATCTTGCGCCTTGTATCTGGCAGACGTAGACTTATCAGTATATAACCCTTTATCGCTTTTAAGATCTATATCAGTATTTCCTTGTTTTAAAAATAAAGCTCCTAGTTTTTGTTCTAAATCACCATCAGATGGATTTCCCTTAGCACCTTTAATTTTACCTGTAAAGTTTTCGTTAAACCCTGTTTCTAAATTAGTGTAAATAAAATTACCTGTGTCTGAAACCGCTTCAAATGCATAATTGGCAGCATCTTGGCCTGCCTGTAAAGCCGCTAATAAAATTGGCATAAAATGTTTTAATTTTTATTTATATATCACTTAAAGTTTAGACGTGTTTGTCTAAATCTCTAATATCAGTAGATGTAAGAAAATCATTCCACCATTTATCTGATTGAGGTGATCGTTCGCCAAAGAACTTTTTAAGTGACTTCTTGAACATGTCTTTAGTATGATAATAAAATCTGCCATATCTATATTCTTTTCTTCTGGTCATCTCGTATAGTTCTCTTAGATTTTTTTGTATCATAAATGTTTGTATCTTATTAAAAAAGTCAACTTGTTCTTTTCTAGTTTTGCAACAATATACACTATCAACTACAATTAAATAACCTTGCCAATTATCACCATTAAATACTTTTTCTACAAACTCTTCTATTGTTTTATAATTAGTCCTTGTAAATTTCCATCTACTATCTTTACCATCAAAATTTTGTAACGTGCGGCCTTTAAATAAATATCGCTTTAAGAACGCAATATCATCATACATTTTATCTACTTTAATTTGATATTGAGGATTGTACTCATCAAATTTAGTATCGTAAATTGTGCCTCTAACTGGAAATAATATATTTGGGTTTGTTGTTGAATGTATTAGGGCATGAATTCTTTCTCCTTTTGAAAATATTCTATGTCTTATCATTGTCTACAATTCTAACATTGTCGAATTTACTTAATACTCTAGGGTCTAAACCTTCTTCTCTATTAATAACTACTAAATCAAATTCAACTCCATCTGCTATCTCACTAATAAAGTTTTTAAAATTCAGTACATTTTCTTGATTTAAGTTTTTAAGAAGATATGTAACTTTTGCAGTTTGATCTTCTTCAACTTCTTCTTCTACTCTCTTATTTTTGTTAACAAGATTTCGTATTAATTTTTGTATATGTAAAGCTACTAAAGTCTCAGATGGAGTATTTCCATAAGGATCGCTTTTAGAAAGTCTATCTCCAATTTCGTTATATGAAATTATTTGATTTTTAAACTTATCATAATCTTCTGCCTTTTTAGTTTCTCTTGCAAATCTATTAAAGTCAGTCTTAGTCTTACACCATATACATTCTACCTTAAGATTCATATTTTTTAAGTTCTTTTTTATATTTCCCTAAGAGCCTCTCAGCTCCCATGATACTTGTCTCTAATTCCTTCTTTGTCATTAATGACATATCCTTTGGTTTTTTATAGAGATGTATATTAAGTCTTTTTTGGTCTTTAATATTACCAAGGTTTAACCCAATATCTAAACAAAGATCTTTTAAAAACTTAATTCTTTTTTCATAATCAGGGTCTTCGTCAAAAACATAAAGCGTTTTTGAAACATTTATTTGGTCTGCCCCGTTATAATTATCATCTTCAATAACTTTAACAACTCCGTTGTCTCCTATATCTAATAATACCGTAATCATTATTTAGTTCGCTTTGCTCTTAATGCTTCTGCTTCTTTAGTCAGTCTTTTAGCATCTTTTTTATCTTGTTGATAACTATCTTTATCCTTTACTGTTCTTAAAACCCATGCCTCTGACAATAATTCAATTTCCTTAGCTTCCCAACCGTTATCTTCTAATTGTTTTTTATACTCAGCATTCTTATTTTCTATACTTTCTCTCCACAGTCTTTCATTTTCTTCAACCATATTCCTATGTTTAGTTTTACCTTCGTTACTAAGTTGTTGAGAAATTTGTCTTCTTGTAGGATCCATGTATGTTCTTGAACTCTTATTTTTAAGAATTCCCATAGATCTATATGCTTTTCTTCTTTGCTGTCTGTTCATAGTATTGTTTTTGAATAAAGTTTTCTACTTCTTTGTTTAATTGTGATTCTATATTATTTATCTGTTTTTTTACAAGCTTCACTAGACCTCGTCTCAGTTCATCTTCTTCAACATCAAACTCAAGTGCCTTTATGATTGTTTTACTTGGTATACTTACATTCAAACTAATATCAAATTTAGTTTTGTTCTTTTTACTAAGCTTTTCTAAAACACTAACCATAATTTCGTCAGGGTCAAAGGCGTTTTTTACCTTTTCTTTTATAGGTTCTAGAGCCTTTACCTTTTTAGATTCTTCAGCACCTGCTTGTTTTATTGTCCCTACTGGACTTAATATTTTAGAAATATTTTCAGCTTCTTCCATTGAAGTAGCTCTACTTAAAAACTCATCTATTAAATTAGGATTTATTCTACTGCCATCTGTGAAATACGTCCAACCATCTTTAGTTTCTTTTTCAACTACAATTTTACCTATTCTTTCAGACTTTTGCCAAACATAAACATTAGCATCTTTTTCTTCTGACATATTTTCAGTTTTTATATTATATTCACCTTTATTAAAAAGTTTATTAAACAGCCGCATTGAATATAATAGTTAATAAAATTATTGCTTAATAGTTCTTTTCTTATTATAACCTTTATATAGAATTTGATTAACAATATCAACACTCTCTGCACAGCCGGTTAAACTACTATATTTTTTATATCTTTTAAAAATTGTGTTTTCACCTTGTTCTTCTATTAATTTCTTTAACTCTTTAGGTTCTGGCAAATGTGTTCTAATATATGTCATATCTTATTTTAATTTTTTTATTCTATTTTTAAAGTTATCTGGA